GTTAATGTTGCCGGGGCATATTCTGTAGTTGAAGTGTTGATAGCCGAGCATGTTATGTCTCGTGTTGTCGCTGGCGTAGGGGGTATCTAGTCATGGCTATGAATAGAGCGCAGTTTGCAAAATTACTGCAAGACGGTTTAAATACCGTCTGGGGCCTAGAATACAACTCTTACCCCGAAGAATACAAACAAGTTTTTAAGATGGATTCATCTAAAAAGGCGTTTGAAGAAGATCAACTGGTTAATGGCTTTGGAGCGGCAGTAGTTAAGCCGGAAGGTTCAGCAATAACCTATGACGAAGCAGGTGAAGCCTGGACTTCGCGTTACAACCACGAAACGGTTGCACTCGCTTAAGACAATGGGCGCGTAGTGAGGTAACTCACTAATGAAAACTCTGTGAAAACGGTGAATATCCAAAATTGGACAATACCGTGCCAAGCCTCGAAAGAGGAAGGTGTAACGACTATCCCGAAAGGGAGTAGGGCTAAGTAGCCCGAAGCGCAGAGAAACCGTAAGCGGTTTAAGAGATAGTCTACTCTAACAAGTAATTGTTAGCTGGTTAAGTACCGGGCAAACCCTAACGCAGTTTGTTGAATACATGGTTTAGCATTACACAAGAAGCGATTGAAGACAACCTGTACATGAGCATGGGCAGTAAATACGCACGCGCATTGGCAAGAAGTATGCAGCATACTAAAGAAATAAAGGCCGCATCCGTTTTAAATAACGGATTTTCTGGCTCTTATACTGGTGGTGATGGTGTGGCATTGATGGCTACTAACCATCCTTTAGATGGTGGAACTCAGAGTAACATTTTGAGCACACCAGCGGATATTTCAGAATCTTCTTTAGAAGATATTTTGATTCAGATTCGCAAATGTAAAGATAATCGTGGTATTCCGATAGCATTGAAAGCTGTTGATGTTATCATCCCTCCTGAATTGGAATTCGTAACCTGTCGTTTGCTTGACAGTGCATTGCGTACTAACACAGCGGACAATGATGTTAATGCTATCAATAAAAAAGGTATTTTTGGGCGTGATCCAATTATTGTAACTCGGTTAACTGACTCAGACGCATGGTTTGTAAAGAGCGATGCAACTGATTCTTTGCGTGGATTTACTCGTGTTGCGATCAATACCAAGATGGAAGATGACTTTAATACTGGAAATTTCCGCTTTAAGGCGCGTGAACGTTACTCATTCGGTTGGAGTGATTTTCGCGGAATCTGGGGATCTCAAGGCTCCTAGTTTAGCCAGTTAATGAAATATTAAAGCCCATGTTAAAGTGGGCTTTTTTATTTTTAGTAAAAAATAAATTTACACAAAAGTAAAAACATGCTATATAATATCTATCTGGTTTAATCCAGCCTATTAAATGCTCTAACGAGCTTCTACTGTCGAGATGACAGAAGGATTTTTATCATGGCTTCAAAACACCATCTTTCGCACGCTGCTGAGTTATTCTACGGCGATGCGACAAATCCCGCAATGCAAGCAACAAATGGTCGTCCAGGCGTACCGTTTCATCCGCTTACTAAAATTTCACTTGGCGCACCTGTCACACTTGATATAAACGGCCTTATGGTTGATGCAACAAGTACAGAATTGCCCAATGTAAGCACTAAAACCTATACCACAGCAACAGATAACACCACACCACTTGATGGCGCTATTGCCGCACCAAGCACCGTGTTCCTGAATGGTGAAAACCGTCTTGTTTGGGTTCTTGACGTGCCTCGTAATGTAACAGGCGTTTGCGATCACGGTTCAGCTGTTGTTGCCACTACGGTAACTATTAATGGCTATGATGTATATGGCGTGCCGATGGCAGAGACAGGTACATTTACTGCAGGAACTACGCAAAAAACCTTTGCAGGTAAAAAGGCGTTCAAGTACATATACAGCTTTGTCATTACTTCAGCCGGGAACGCAACTACCAACACTATTAACTTAGGTTGGGGCGATGTGCTAGGGCTTCCGTATAAATTAACCAGCAAGTCTGATTTTATGAATGCCTGGGTTGATGACGTTATCGAGACTTTAGGCACTGTCACTGTAGCTGATACGGCAACAGCAACCGCAACTACTGGTGATGTACGTGGAACTTACTTGCCAACAGCCGCCACAGATGGTGGAAAAGTTTATAAGGTTTGGGCATCATTTGATCCGTCTACGTTTGGCGTAACACAATACAGTGTGTAGCCATGAAAACATCAAATACGTATGTCATAACGGCGACTGACGCTGACGGCGTTTGCGAGTCTCAGACACCATTAGGTGCTGGTGCATTAACTATTGATGGAGTACTTGCTTCATCAGGTAGTGTTACAATTCCTACAGGACAGCATGTAACCATTACTTGTGCCGGTTCAGATGCGGGGCGAACATTTACTATTGTTGGCCTTGATGGTTCAGGTAATGCGTTAACAGCAACACAAGCTGGCGCTGATAATGGAACAACCACAAGCACAGTAAATTTCAGCAAAATTACCTCTGTTTCAGTCGATGCAGCAACAGCTGGTGCAATCACGGTTGGTATTGTCGCAACCTGCGAAACACCGTGGATACCTTTAAACACCTATAATCATCCATTTGTATATGGTTATCAAGTGGATATTGGCACAGCATCATTTACCGTTCAGGGTACATTGGATTCTGTCCAGGATTCATCTATAACACCATTAGCTTTCACTGTAACTGCTTCTGCAAGTGCAGACGCTTACGCAAGCGTAACAACGCCAATGACGGCAGTAAGATTAAAAGTAACTGCATGGACTTCGGGTGATATTGTGTTCAAGGTTTTGCAAAGCGGTATCTGATATGCAAGCTAAAACGCTTATCGCAACAGCTAGAGAAGACTATCTAAGAGATACAAACCCAGCGTCTTATCTGTGGAGCGATGCCAGTCTATTGCGTAAATGTAGCGAGGCTGAGAAACAAGCGTGTAATCGTGCTAATCTTTTGTATGATGATTCTTCAAGGCAATATACTCAAATCCTGCTAAGGAATGGCATAGCAACCTATGCACTTGATCCAAAGCTTACGGTTATCGAAAACATATTGTTTGACGGTAATTTTGTAATTAAACGCAGCAAATATGCGCTTGATGCAGAAAATCCAGACTGGCGCACAGATTCAGGCATGACAGGTAAAACGGTTTATGCTGTAGTGCAAGGCAGAAGCATACGCTTTACGCCAATGCCTGATTTGGCAGATGCAGGAAAGTATGTATCGCTTGAAGTGTTTCGTTTGCCTGATTCGGAAATTACATCAGCCAGTCAAGAATTTGAAATACCGGAAGAAAACCATCGAGACTTGATTTATTGGGTATTGCATGAGTGCTACAAAAAGCAGGATGTGGACACGTTTAATCAGGAAAAGTCAGATTATTATCTTACGCGTTTTGATCAAATATTCGGTCCTCCTGTATCTGCAAGAGTCAGGCAGCATCAATTTGAAAGCCCAACAGTTTTACAGTTAACGCCAAAGCCGCAAATGAGCGAGTTATTTGCAACAGATACGGATTGGTAATTATTATTTAACCTCGCCGTGAGGCGACAAGGAATAACATCATGAGTTTTTTTGACGATCAAACGCCTGTTGGACGGATGAATCCTGTATCTGTTACAGGCTCTAAAATAGGTACGCCAGCATCAATTACCGGACTAAGCGTAGCGCATCGGCAGATTGGGCCATTGATTGAAACTACATTGACGTTAACAAACGTTGAGCAAACGGTAGTCAATGGTGTGGAATATCAAGGCACATTGCTTTATACATTGCCAAAAGGAAAAATATCCTGGATAGGTGTAAATGGTACGCTACAACAAAAAACCACCAGTGCACTTGATACAACTCTTAATGCGTCTTCTACTGGGGCAGTGGGCGTAGGTACAGCAACGGCAAGTAGCACAACATTATCTACAACAATGCAGGATTTGTTGCCGACAACTGCTTTTGTATCATCAGCAACAATTAATGTAGCTGGTACGGCAGTTTCGCCAACACCATTAGATAATGTAACAGCCGATGCTATTGATGTTCTGGATGGAACTTCATCAGCAAAGAAAATTTATCTTAATTCGGCCTACGCAACGACTGGCGATGTGGACGGAAACGCCACACAAACATGGACAGGCACTATTGAGATAACCTGGATGTTCTGGTCTGGTACTGTTTCAGCTGTAGACTAATGGAAGTCACGCACATGGATATAATCCATTTCATGATAGGGTTGTTTTCTATCATGGGAGGGATGCTGGTTGGGCTTCTAATATGGCTAATGCAGGATTTTCATAAGAGATTGACTACAACAGAAGCGTGTGGGTCAGAAAAATATAACGAATATTTAATAAAACACGCAGAACTTGAAGAAAGATTAACTTTGCTTGAAAGTTTTCAGAATGAAATTAAAGGCGCGTATTTGGTATTGAGAAAAGATATATGCAAATAGAAGTTCAAAAATATCAAAAAGTTTGGAACCATCAAGAATATAGGGATTGGTCGCCTGGTGATATTTGTGTAGATGAATTTGTTAAACAAGCCAAGCCAAGAAAATCCGATACGATTATCGATTATGGCTGTGGCACTGGAAGGGCAGCATTAAGGTTATCAGCCTATGCAAAGGTTAGGATGCTGGATTTCACCGATAACTGTTTAGATGAAGAAGTAAGAAATAGTTTAGGCGATAATCTGTCATTTGAGCAACATGATATTACTAAACCAATTAAAGGCGAAATTGCCAAATTCGGGTTTTGTACAGATGTTATGGAACATATACCAGAGCACAAAGTTAAGGATGTGCTAAGGAATATTGTCACAAGTTCGCGTTATGTTTTTTTCCAGATATGCACTAAAGAAGATAGTTTAGGGCAGCTCATAGGAGAACAACTACACCTTACAGTTAAACCTTATGAATGGTGGAAAGAACAACTTGAACAGGTTGGATGCAATATCATTGATGGTGTAGAGCATGAAATATTCTGTACATTTATCGTTTCAGCCTGGGCAAATGGAAGTGACGTTAAGGCACGTTCAAGTGTCAACACAGAAGATGAACAGATTAAGGCCAATATATTAAAAAACCTTGAATTAGGATTGCCGGAAGCGCATCCGTTCGAGGCGCAAACACAAGAGCTTATTATCCTGGCTGGTGGGCCAAGCATTAACGATTATGTTGATGAGATAAGATTAAACAAGATGTTTGGAATCCCGGTAGTCACAGTTAACGGCGCGTATAATTGGGCTATTGAACACGGAATTAAGCCTGATTTACAGATTGTTTTAGATGCGAGAGCTTTTAATAAGCGTTTTGTTGAGCCTATTATCCCGTCATGCCATTATCTGATTGCCTCGCAATGCGATCCTGAGCTGGTTAAGTCGATACCGAGAGAGCAAATAACACTGTGGCACTGTGGCAGCGCAGAGGCGATAAAGGAAGCGGTAGCAGAGTTTACAGAACAAACAGGTAAAGAGCATGAGGTGTATCCTGTCTACGGCGGCATGACTGTTATGCTCAGGGCTTTTCAGCTTTTATTGATGCTAGGCTTTAGCAAGTATGCGGTATATGGCTTTGATTCATGCCTGATTGATGACAAACACCATGCTTACGCACAGCCTGAGAACGATGGCAACGAGGTTATCAGAGTTAAATGCGGCGACAGGGAATTTAAGTGCGAAGGGTGGATGATTACGCAATGCTGGGAATGGCTTGAATTACAAAGTATGATTAGTGAATTTGTTGAAATAGATGTAAAAGGTGATGGGCTAATTGCACATACTATAAAATATGGAGCAGATTTACAATTAGAGAAGCACAAAAGTTTCAATACTTCATGTGCATAATAATTTACAGGTTATTCCTGTATTTGAAAATAGAAGTAAAGGTAATCATTACTGGCCGGATATGTAGGCGGTAATTTTTTTCATATAGTCGGGAGACATATTATGGCGGCTGGAAGTTACACGCTTTACAATGAAGCGAAGAAATACTTAAACACTGGGTTGATTGATTTAGATACAAATGTTTTATACGATGCTCTGTACAAGAGCACAAGCAACGCATCAACCTACACTCTGTCGAACACGTCAGAGTTAACGAATCCTGTAACCGGAGGCGGGTACACTGGCGCTAAAGTTTTGGGTGGCGTACTAGTTACAACCTATGGTTCAGCGAAGCAAATTAAGTTTGATGCAACGGACTCAATATTCACGGCATCCAGTGGCAACATTGGTTCTGTAATGTATTCTGTTATCTATGCGTCAGGTGGAAAGCTTATTGCGTGGGCAAAGTTGAGTACATCAGTGTTTACAGTTACATCGGGGAATACCCTGACTAATCAATACAACGCTGCGGGTATCTTCACTATAACTAGTTCGCCATAATATGTTGATTTTATTAGTGTTTTATATTTAATTACGATAGTGAAAATTATCAAAATACTTTTTGGATGCTATTAAATAAGCTTCTTCTGCAAGTTCAGAAGTTTTGAATAGGCCCAAATAAATTGGTTTTTTATCAACTTGTATTCTAGCCATGAATTTATTGGAAAGTTTATGAAATGTAACTCCTTTGCGTTTAGTTACGTTATTGTGGTGCATCGATTTATTTTGTTTATTTTGAGTGGAAGATGAGTTTCTTAAATTAACCCAACGATTATCAGTACGAATATGGTTTATATGGTCAATTTCATCAGGTTCTAAACCTGTCATCATTTTATAAATGATACGGTGTATTCTATATGGCGATTTCTTTTTTTGTATACTAATGGTTATTTGAAGATAGCCAGTTGTATTAGAAAATGTAGAGGCAGATTTATAGGCATACAAATTATTAAACATTGTTTGTCTGCCTGAATTAGAAAAGTGGTGTAATGGCCTATAATTCCAAAATAGTTCACCTGAATCTGGATTATAAGTGAAGCACTCATTAAGAAATTCAACAGAGGGGTAATAATTTTTGTTTCATGATAACTCCAGTTAAGTTTCAGTAAATGGATGTGGCGCTCTTACTGAAGGAGTTTTCGGGTTCGAATCCCTAGCCACATTGGTATTATACATTATTATAGGAATAAAGCAATGGCACTGTCACAAGAAGAAATCACGCTCAATGAAGAGCGGTTGGAACTGGTTAATCAGATTGATGCACTAAAAGCACTGGCTAAAGAAAAGAAAAAAGCGATGGATGCAGCTGCATTCAAGCGTCAAACTTTGAGTAAGCTTGGTGCAATGAGTGATGAGGAACGCGCGGCGCTTAAAGAATTGTTGTAAGCCATGACTACGTGGTATGTAGATAGTAACGCTGGCACAGATTCAAATGCCAGCGCCGGTAATGGTGACAGTTTCGCTACGCGCCGTAAATCAATAAGCAACCTTGTTGCGGCGGCGACAGCGCCAGGCGATACTGTCCGTATTATGGGCAGTCCTAATCCTACGTCTGTTGGTTCTGCAACATGGACAGAAGGGCCGTATTCAGCCACATTTGCGCCAACATCTTCAACAAGCGGCACACCTATTGTCGTGACAAAGGCCGGACATGGCCTAGTTACAGGCGATACTATCATTATTAATGGGCATACAACAAACACCAAAGCTAATGGTGTTTGGGATGTAACTGTTTCAGGTAACGACTTCACCTTACTTAATGCCGATGGTACTAATTCTGTTGGTAATGGTACGGGTGGTGCTACAGGTACGGTACGTAAAATAACCGCATGTAGGGTAAAACTTGCTACGGAATGCACAAAAACTGTTTCTTTAACAGGTAATCGTGGCACTAAAACAAATTGGTCAAGAGCAGATGCAGTTAATATAACGCCCAGCATCGTAACAACTGACTACAAAGAAGGCGGCGAGTGTCTTCAAATTGCAATAGGTGCTGGTTACGGAACGGGTGTTGCTGCATATCATACTATTGGCACTGATGTTGATTTTAGCGGATACCAGCAATTAAGCTTTTGGATAAAACAAACGGCTGGAACAGTCGTTGTTGCTGGTGATATTAGCATGGTTCTTTCTGATCAGGACGATGGCACTGGAACAGTTAACACCTTTGCTATACCTGCACTTGGCGCATTGAACCAATGGGTTCCAATTACTGTAAACACAGGTGGAAATTTACAAAGTCAAGTTCATTCAGTAGCGTTTAAAGTAGTAACTGATAGAGGCGCTCAAACATTCCTTATCGATAATATTATCGCCGTTAAAAATTCATCATCAGACGATTCATTATCACTGCAAAGTTTGATTGGAAAGAATACAGCTGGTGAGACATTTTATGGGATTCAGTCTATAAATAGCACTCGCATAATGCTTGATAGATCAAGTAATAGCATACCAACCACAAGCCCAACTCGCGCTTATTTTGGAAATACAGAATCAGTAACAACGTATAAAAGAGAAACAATAAAAACCAGTCCAGCCGCATCATCTTCTACTCAGGTTCAGATTATAAATGAAGCTGGAACGTCTGGAAGCTTAATATCTTACTCAGGTGGCTGGGACACAACAGATATGTCATCTCAAACCTTGGAAACGTGGTTTGATGGACAGAATGGTTTAGGATATGGGCTATATAATTCTGGTAAAGATTATATAGGTTTGGAAAAGTTAGCATTTGTTAGATATTTTAATGGCATAAATTTTACATCTACAGCTGATAGTGGGTCATTGTCGATATTAGCTTGTAATAATTGTGGAGATGCTGGAGCTATTATTGGAGGTTATTATCATACTATTAATTTTGGTGCAGCAAATAACAACATTACCTTTGGAATTGATTCTACCAGTTTATTTTATAGTACAGTAACATTAAACGAAGCAAATGCAAATAGTACCTATGGGTTATTAGTTTATGATGGAAATACAATTTCAGCAACAAAATTAAATGGCAATGGTACAAGCGGTATATCACTTCGCTATTATAATAGACTTGTTGTAAATTATATAAAAGCTAATGGTACGCAAGGTATAGAAGCTGATGCGTCATATAATGCAGTTATTGGCGCGTCTATGTCAGGAAATACGACTGGTGCGGTTGTGGCAGCATTAGGAAAGTTATTTTTAATTAATTGCACTCAAAGCGATTCTACGCCGGTAACTGTCGCTGCATCAGCATTACATTATCGTGGTGTATCTCAACAAATGCCGGGTGCATATACTCAAGATGCAAGCGGTATTGTATTAAACACATTGCAAAATGGAACAATAGCATCCGAAAGTTCAATACGAAATACAGCATCAGGAATAGCGTGGAAGTTGTCGCCAACAACAGCAACCTATGTTAGTTCAAGTTATCCTTTCTTTTTGGTTATTGCTCAAGTTTACGTTATAGCTGGAATACAAGTTACAGCAAGTGTTTATATGCGCCGTACAAACACTGGCTTAACAGCTCGGTTAATGTGTAAGGAATTGCAAATTAATGGTGTTATTTCGAGTACAATTTTTGATCATTCAACTAACATGACGGCTAATGCCGATACGTGGGAACAGGTTATAGTTCAGTTTACGCCAACGTATACAGGCGTTATGGAGGTTAGTACCGAATGCTGGGGTGGAACCACATATAGTCTTTATGTGGATGACTTTTCGGTAACTCAAGGCTAATGTCATGGCCTTCGGCACATCAGGGACAGCACTTGGCACAGCGGTAATAACGGCAAGTGCCAACACTGTCAATATCAATACTACTGCCACACCAGCGGCAGGAACGCTTATTCTTGTCTGGATAGCAAAAGACAATACCAACACCACGGACGGAGACTTTAGCGAAGTTACCTCAGTAACCGATAGCAAGGGCAACAATTATACAAAATGCGCTGAGTTCACCAATGGACAAGGCGCGGCGGCTGGTGGGGCTACCGTATCGGTTTGGCGCAGTGTTACTACTGTAGCTTTCACAAATCCTTCTTCAATTACCATAAATTTGTCTGCTAACGTTACTGACTTGGCAGCTAGAGCGCGTTATTTCACTAAGACAGCCGGTAAAAATGTTGTTGTCGCAGGAACCGTTCAAACCTTAGCCAATGATGCGGCTGATCCAGGCAGCATGACTGTTTCTGGATTGCCTTCAAAAGAGTACATGTTTGTTCGTGGCATTGCGTCTGAGTCAGAAACAACCACATTCACGGCGACAGCAAGCCATACGTCAATAACCAGCCTTGTATCGACAACAACAGGAAATACAGATACAAACATCGTTGTTGCTGGTGAATATCGCGTATTGACTGGAACCAGTGACACTTCTGATCCAACTATTGTGGCAGCGGATACCGCAAGTGTATTCTTTGCATTGGAAGAAGTTGACAGTATTACTCCTTTGCCGGGGCAAGGTTCACAAGTCTTAACCGGACAAACGCCAACAGAGGCGCAAACTTATAATAACTTTACCAGTCCAGCACAAGGCTCACAAGTTTTAACAGGGCAAACGTTATTTGCAGTACATGATGACGATGTATTGCCAGGGCAAGGAAGCGAAGTATATACCGGGCAACAAAGCACATTGTTTGAAAGTGTTGCAACACTGCCAGGACAAGGTAATGAGCTTTATACCGGACAACAAAATACCGAAGTACAAACTGATAACCAATGGACAACGCCTACAAATGGTGTAATTGTTTATACAGGCCATGAATCTACTTTAGATGAAAGACTATGGCTATACGGAAAGCATAAGCTTGTAACTCTGGATTATCCTTATCTTGGCAATCCTTTCTGTACTATCGATTCAACGCCACTTCATACAGAAACGCTCGATTATGCGTATATTGGGTTGCCGTTTTATGGCGAGTCCAGCGCAGGTGTAGCGCCAACACAAGGCAATATTGTCTATACTGGACATGAGCCAACGTTAAGTATAGAAGCGTTTGGTTTTACGACATTACCAGCTAACGGAGAATTAATTTGTACAGGACAGCAACCAACGGCATTGGTAAGCGATCACGCATGGACAAGTCCAGGTAACGGAACAGAGGCATATACAGGCCAACAAAATACAGAAGTTCAGACAGATAATATGTGGACATTATCTGGAAATGGCATAGAAACATATACAGGACAGCAAGCGACAGAGGTACAAACCGCAAATGTTTGGACATTAACAAATAATGGCATTGAAAGTTATAACGGACAGCAGCCTGTTGAGGTACAAACAGATAACCAATGGACATTGACAAACAATGGTGTCGAGACCTATACAGGACAAGAATTAACATCAATATTAGTTATTAATCAATGGACATTGCCTGATTCCGGTATTGTAAGTTATACAGGAAACGATTTAACTGCACTGACAACGCTGAATACGTGGACATTTACTGCAAACGGTATTGAGATATATAGTGGAAACCAAAATACAGAAATTCAAACATTCAGCGTATTGCCGATTAATGGAATTGTCTCTTACACAGGACAACTATTAACCGAAGCGCAAACAGAAAACCAATGGATAACGATTCAACAAGGCGCTGTGTTATATGGTGGACAACAGCCAGTAGAAGTCACAACAGATTATCTATTTACTAATCCTGCACAGGGAAATTGTATCTATAACGGGCAGCAAGCGACAGAAGAACAGACATATAATGAATGGACATTAACAGGTAATGGTATAGAAGTTTATACCGGAAATTCGCCTGTAGAAGTTCAAACAGAGTTTTTATGGACATTACCTGCTAATGGTATTGAAAATTATAACGGACAACAGCCTATTGAACTACAGGAAGACAATCAATGGACAATACCAACAAACGGAATTGAAGCTTATACCGGACAGCAATCACAACTGATACAAACATTCAGCGCATTGCTTGAAGCAGGGAGCATTGTCTATACCGGAAAACAACCAACAGAAGAACAAGCACAGCATCAAACGGTAACGCCATCATCCGGCAGTTTGATATATACTGGACGTGCTCCAAACTTAGGAACTGAGTTATTTTTATATGGTAAATATAAGCTGTTTACGCTTAATCATCCGTATTTAGGCCAACCATTTTGCAATGTAGATTCTAAGCCACTACACACAGAAACACTTAATTATGGATTCTTAGGCGCACCATTTTATGCAGAGTCCAGTGCAGGTGTTGAGCCGTTATATGGCAATATGCTTTATACCGGGCATAATTCAACGCTTAGTATTGATGAGCTTGGCGATAGGACGCAACCTGGATATGGCTCGATTGTTTATTCAGGACAACAGAACACAGAAATTTTCATAGATAACCACTGGACGTTAACCGGCAATGGCAATGAGGTTTATTCTGGACAGCAACCAGTAGAAAATATCAGTGACAACAGATTTACTCAACCTGGTTATGGTGAAGAACACTATGCAGGACAGCAAAATAGTGAGAACCAGACATATAACCAGTGGACACAACCTGTTTACGGACAAGAAATATACTCAGGAAAACAAACTACACTAACCTATCAAAGCATCATAGCCATCGATGCAGGTTCGATAGTTTATACCGGGCAACAACCAGTATTAGATTTGTCCGTATCGATTGGCAATGGTTCTATAATTTATACAGGAAATGCGCCATTTCAGGATTTAGCTATAGCAATTGAAGCAGGACAAGTCATTTATAGTGGTTATGCACCAAGCAATGATTTAGGCATAAGTTTAGGCAATGGCTCTATCGTTTATGCTGGGGAGATTCCTGAATTTTCTTATACTGAACATGTATGGATAGACATTACCAGTGGTGTCGTTGAATATGCCGGACAACTATCTGAACTAACATGGCAATTCTACATAGATATTGGCTATGGGCGTATGGTTTATCGAGGCAGAGAACCTGTAGGACAATGGACACTTGACAAGACAACGCAGCCGGAAGAAGGCGTTATTAGGTATTCAGGTAATGAAATTGAGTTTAATTATGGAAAGATGCACTATGTTGATTTATTTTCTGGAAATGAATTTTACACAGGCAAAGAATTAAATTTGTTTGTTGAATATAACAGGCAACCTGGATATGGAATAATTACCTATGTAGGGCATGTTAATTACATTTTAAAACAAGGATTATATCAAAATGCTGTTGAATGGCTGGTATTCGAAGACGTACCAAAAACAGTTATTGTTGAGTTTAAATCCAGTAATTTATTGGTTGAATTTAAACAGGATAATTTGATTTTTGAGTCACTAAAAAATAATTTAATATTTGAGTCTATACCTGATAAACTTATTACAGAAAATTTACCAAATGAGGTTATAAACTGATGTTATATCCAGCGGGTTCAAAAGGCCCATTCAAATGCGGTTTACATGATCCAGATACCGATAGACTGTTTGGAATTACTTTTAGTCCGTTTGTATGGCAAGCAAATACAGTTTATTTAAAACCTGATGATGATAATTATGGGATTTGTATTGCTACTGAATTCACAGGCGTTTATTATAAAGTCAAGAATCCAGGTAAATCAGGTGCTACAGAGCCAATATGGGGGACAACGATTGGATCTGAAACAATAGATGGAACTTTAGGGCTAACATGGGAAACTGTAGCTTATAATCTATTGCCTGTTGATGAAACCATAACGAATGTTGATTTTACTGCGACTAATGGTGTGACATTATCTAATACAACATTTAATGATACTACATGCCAGTGGTTTATTGATGCTATACCAGATGATGCAGTAGCACGGACATTAGGCGTGTTTGAAGTACATATTCACGCTACTAAAGATAATGATGAAACTATAGATGCCACATTACAATTTAAACTAGCCGAGAGATAAAATGACTTGGGGTGAATTTAAAAAATATGTTGAAGACTTTGGCGTTAAAGACAGCATGGTTATTGACTTTATCGATTATTCGCCAACTGAGGATTTTCAGACGAAAGATGAGAAGAAGCCAGAAGTTTTTTACAACGGCGATACTTATAAGTCGGATTTTTGGGTGATGTGATGAGAGAAATTATTTTATTTTTGCTAATATGGGTTATTGTTTCTATTCCTGCGGCTATATTTTTTGGGAAGTTCTGTTCTGTTGGCAAACATAGTGATTTTGATGAGGATTAAAATTAATTAAACCATGCTTCATTAATTAAAGTTGGATAAAAATGAGCGCAATTAAATTGACAAATTATATAGGTATGAATAACAAGGCAGCACAAACAGCACTGCCACCTGATAAATTGCGCCATGCGCACAACGTTTTATTTGATAATCAAAACAAAATTATATTTCCACGATACGGCAAAGACTCTGTTTACTCAGGTAATTGTCATTCTTTCTTTTCATGTCCGTTTGTTAAATTATTTGTCGATAACGGAATATTACAGGTTCTAAACGATGACAATACCGCCACATCCCTCACAGTTAATGTTGGCTCTGATAGCGTTTCTTATACTCTTGTTGGCGATACTGTTTACTTTTCAAATGCTACAACCAGAGGACGCATTGTCGCGCCCTACACAGAGGTTAGTGAATGGGGAGTTGAGCGCCCGTTATACCAGCCAACCTGTACAGCAATAGATACTGGTGGCATGTTTGCAGGTGAATATCGGGTAGCAATTACTTTTATAGGTTCCCGCGGGGATGAGAGTGGCACTGGCATAAGCAGCAGAGTGACCGTGAATGAAAGCGGGGGTATCCAGCTGACTGACTTCCCGCCAGTGCCTTTTTACGTTACCTATATTGGTGTTTATGTTTCGAGTGTAAATTCAGAAGAACTTTATTTGTACGGCGAATATCCGACTAATACGACAACACTGGATATAGCGCGATTGGCTAATGATGACGAAATACCGGCAGTTCCATTAATAACGCAACATTGTTTTCCTCCTGTACCAGTAGGATTATGTTTGGCGCATTATGGCAGAATCTATTATGTAATAAATAATTTTGTGTACTGGACGGAAGAGCATAATTACTCATTGCAAAGAGCTGGTAACTATTGGACATTCGACAGTGATATACAGACAATAGTAAGTTGCCCTAATGTGCTTTATGTAGGAACTATAACAACTATTTACAAAATTACAAATATTGGTGGCGATGAACCTGCAATAAATGAAGAGCAACAGGACTGTGGAACGGTTAAAGGCTCTGAGTGCTATGATCCCGATGGTGTTGCGGCTTATTTTATGTCAGAAAGAGGAATAATAAAGGCTACACCGGAAGGTTTACAAGAATTAACGTATGAAAATGTGGCGATACCTTTTTATTTATCAGGATCAATGACGGTAACGCAACAGGATGGATTGAAATATCTACATTTTATAGGTGATGTTTTTTCTATAAATCCTTTGCAGAGCGCAAGTTATACGGAAGACTACCAAGAGCCGCCCTCGTCATGGCATTTGAACCTATCAACAGGAGCAATATCCAATGGTACATTATCAGGAAATTCTATCTCAAATGGCTACATTGCTGACACTAATGGTATTTATACTTTATTTGGCAGTAATGATAACGGTGTTACTATTACTGGGATTATTCAGACAGGAAAGCTCGATTTTAATGTGGAGACGCAAGGACAGGGAGCTTACCAAAAGCGAGTAACGGATGCTTATATTGCAAAGGAGGGTGGTAGGTTATTATTGACTGTAGAGACAGAGAATAGTTCTATAGGCTATGGTATAAGGACGACTGAAAAAATGGAAAATGTTAAAGTGGATTTAGCTCTCGGTAGCAAAGGCCGGTACTGGCAGTATAAGTTACAGAATGTATTAGGGCAAGCGTCTATTGTAGATAACATTGAACTGGAAGTAAATGTATTGTTAAGAAGACATGGATAGTTAAAATTTATATGTAACGTCGAGATGACGTTAACCGCGCTGTGAAGCGCACTTCCCGAAGAGGAAACGAACATGACAGAAGCAGCTAGTAGCTTTCAACGCGTAGAGCAAGAAATAGATTTAGAGCGCCAACAGGCAAATGTTACTGTCTGGGCTGGTATGCAAAATGCCTTGGAAAAGGAAGAGTCAGCTATTGTTTTGGCTAATGAAACTATACGGGCATTAGCGGATACTATTGAGGGGACAGGATTCCCGCCAGAAGTAGAAATGACACATTTTACTGTAGCAGCTACAGTATCACCTTATGTGTCGCCAGAGCCTATTACAAAACCAGTTCTTGATGCAACATTCCCAGATGCGCCAGGACTTGAGTCGATAACGCCAAATTTCCCAGGGATAGCGCCCAATATTATTGAGGCAGTTCCCGATTTTCCTGTACAGCCTGATATAACAATTCCAGAAGCAAGTTTTCCTGTATCTCCAACAATAACAGCGGCAGTAGGAAATTTTGAAACTGCACCAGATTTAACGCCGCCAACGCCAAGTTTTAGTTCTGCACCAACGCTTGATGATGCGATTGCCTCTTTTGCAAGTGCTCCATCCCTATTAAGTACGGATAGCAGTTTTCCTGAAAGTCCTGGTGTTGAAGTTTCAACTCCAAATTTTGTAACGCCACCAACACTTTCAATTCCAACGCCGAATTTTGATACAGCGCCAACAATTAACGCCATAGCTGTAGATTTTCCAACAGAGCCAAGCATATCAGCGCCAAGTCCAAATTTTGGTAATGCACCTACTCTTGATCCAGCAACTCCTGCTTTTGCAGAAACACCAACTATTTCAGATGCAACGCCTAATTTTCCAGCAAAACCAAGCATTGAAACAATAGTTAGTGACTTTGTTGCCGCTCCTGATATTGTTGCGCCAAGCCCTAATTTTGGTGTTGCGCCATCTATTGATGATATAACGCCTGATTTTCCAGATGCGCCTGTTATTTCAGCGCCAAGCCCTAATTTTGGTGCAGTTCCAACATTGGACTCAACAACTGCTTCATTTGATGCAAAACCAGTATTAAATGATGCGACACCTAATTTTCCAACAGCACCAGCAATTGATGTTGTTGTGCCTCAGTTTGACGAAAAACCAACAGTAACAGCGCCAACACCTGCTTTTGTTGCTGCACCTGCAATGGGTGACATTGTTCCAGATTTTCCGGTATCTCCTTCATTGAACGAGATTACTACAGATTTTCCAGAATCAATCAGTATTGTAGCGCCAGTTAGCGATTTTCCTGCCAGTCCTGAATTGCTTGATGCGACAGGCGCGTTCCCTGCTTCGCCAGCTATTAGCCCAGCAACACCGGATTTTCCAATAGCACCGGACTTACAGGATGCCACAGCGAATTTCATTAGTGCGCCACAAAATCCGGACATTGTTCCATTTTTCCCTGTTGCTCCGGTTCCAGAAAGCACAACACCATTATTCCCAACAGCGCCAGCAGATGCAGTAATAGGAAGTGTTGATCCCGTTACGCTGGATGATGTTCCCGTATTGACAGCGCAAGAACCAGTATTAAATCAGATACCAGCGCCGCAGCCATTCAATACAGCTGCACCAGAAGAGCCAGTAATGGAGTCTGAATTTCTATTCCCGGAAGTTCCAGATTATGTATTACCCGATGCGCCAACAATGGAAGCATTAACCTTACCATCCGCGCCGACATTGATAGATGTAACCTTTGAGGGAATATTGCCAGAACCTTTAGGCAATGCGCCAACGGGTGAGCTGGTGTGGACAGAAAGCGATTATGAGTCAATGCTCAATAATGAATTAAAGGCGCAGCTTTTATCGCTCGTAGCAAATTATCGCAGCACAGGGCCAATAGACGCTGTTTTACAGGCGAATTGGGATAAAGCAAGGGAACGTACAAGCGCAGCAGCAAACGCGCTAATTAAGCAGATTACGCGTAGTTTTGCACGTAGTGGCTGGACAATGCCTACAGGCGATCAGGCCGAGAGAATTTATCAGGCGCAAGAAGCTAAGGCGATGGCTGATATTACCGAGTCACGTAATATAGCTACTACTCAAGCATTACTAGAACAGCAAAATTATCAGTTTGCCTTTACAAACGCTATTCAGTTAGAGGCACAATTAATTCAGTATCACAGCGCAGTACAGCAACGTTCATTGGATTGTGCTATTGCAGCTATCCAAGCCGCAATTTCTATATTCCAGGCCAAAGTATCTCACTTCAATGCTAATGTCCAGTTATATCAAACAATGGCTCAAGTGTATTCAGAGCGTATCAAAGGTGAACTTGCCAAGGTTGAATTATACAAGGCGACACTGGAAGGCCAAAAAATCATAGGTGATTTAAACGCTCAAGCTGTTGCACTTTATACGGCAAAAATACAGGCGATAGTAAGTCAATTCGATTTATATAAATCTGAATTGGAAGGCGTTAAGGTTCAAATAGAGGTAGATAGAAGCAAGCTTGAATTATTTGATGCGTCCATACGCAAGTTTTCCGCTCTTATATCTGCAAAATCCCTGGAATATGACGGCTATAAATCAGAACTTACCGGGGAAGAATTAAAGGCAAATATTTATAAATCAACCGTTGATGCTTTCAGTAGTCGTGTAGCTGCATACGGGGCTGTAACTGATGCCAAGGTTAAAAAGTTGGATGCAGATGTGCGAGTGAATGTAGATGTTCCACTAGATATTCTTGGTAAACAGGTTGAGGTATTTAAGGCACAGATTCAGGCAGAAAGTGAACGTCTAAATGCCTTAAACCAGGTTAATCAAACCAATGCTCAAATATATCAGATTGGAGTACAGGCTGAGACTAGCCGAATAGAAGCATTAAATACAACATTTAAAACTAATGTCGATGCATTTTCAAGCACTAATGATAGTGAATACAAACGGCTTTTGGCTATTTCTGATAGCAATAAAGTTAATGCCGATATTTTTAAAACTCAGGTTGATGCAGAAGCGCAGCGTCTTGATGCCGAAAATAACATTAACAAAACTATATCTGAACTGTATTCAGTTCTGGTAACGGCTGAAAAAGAAAGGCTTGCCGCTATTTCTGAAACAAATAAGGTTAAGGCACAGGTTTTCAGCACTGAAACTGATGCAGAAGGACGCAGGATTGAAAGCATAAATCTTAGCAACAAAACCGAAGCAGAAGTATATGCAACAGGAGTACAGGCTGAATCAGCAAGAGTACAGGTTGAAGCTGATATTAACCGTTTATTGACTGAATTGTTTAGAGCAACAGTAGAAGCGGAAGCACGTAGAATTGAATCCCTTGCCAGGGTAAATGATACCGAAGCTAATTTGTTTCAGATTACTACGGATGCCGAAGCAAAACGCATCCAAAGTTATAACGATATTAACCGCATGGAAGTGGATTTATATAAAACGACAAACGATGCAGAAAGTTCAAGATTAAATGCACTTACAGAGGTTAACCGCGCAAATGTAGATGTTTATAATGCTAGTATAAATGGTGAATCATCAAGGTTATCAGCTCTTTCAAACATCAATAAAGATAATGTGTCGTTATATTCAGCATCCGTAGATGCAGAAGCAAAGCGGTTACAAGCAATTATAGAAACCAACAAATCCAATGTTGATTTATTTGCAACGGTAACAACAGCAGAATCACAACGCCTTCAAAGTTTAAATGAATCGAACAGAACTATTGTTGACTTGTTCAAAATGGCTGTCGAAAGTGAATCACAAAGAATACAGGCACTAAATTCATTAAACGAAACAAATGCCAATGTTTACAAGATAACCACTGATGCTGAGACACAACGTATTTCCAGTCTTAATGAAATAAATGCACAGGAAATAACGTTATTTAAAACAGAAACGGAAGCTGAAAGCACCAGGCTACAAGCATTGAATGAGGTTAACCGTACATTTACTGATATGTATAGAACTGATGTTGAAGCAGAAGGCTCAAGACTTTCAGCTCTTTCTAATATCAATAAGGATAATATTTCTCTTTATAGCGCCTCTATCGATGCAGAAGCCAAGCGTCTTGCAAGCATTGGCGATGTTAATCGTAATAATGTGGAACTATTTAGGACTAGCACTGATGCAGAAACACAAAGATTGCAAAGCCTTAATGAAAGCAATCGTACTATAGCCGATTTATATAAAATAGCGGTTGATAGCGAGGTAGCCAGGATTACCGCGCTGAATGATTTAAATCGTACAGAAGCTACAGTATATGATATTACTACGACTGCCGAGACAAAACGCTTATCTGCACTTAATGAAATATCAAAACTCGAAGTTGATACATTTAGCACTGAAACACAGGCAGAAGCAACAAGACTTGAAGCAATCAATAATGTTAACAAGACATTTAGCGAACTTTATCGGATAGGTGTAGAGGCCGAGAGCGCAAGGCTTAGAAGTATTTCAGACGTTAATGCAGGGCTTATAGACTTGTATGGAAAGCAAATAACAGGCGAGAGTGAAAGGCTTAAAGCGATTACTGACAAAAATCAGGGCGAGGTTAATCTTTATCGTACCAGTACCGATGCGGAAGCATCAAGAATTAATGCGCTAAATGAGTCTAATCGAACTATAGCTTCTTTGTTTCAAACAATGATACAAGCTGAGGCAGAAAGACTAAAATCTGTTATTGCGACTAATGACGGTAATGCCAGTGTTTATAGAACGGAAGTAGAAGCAGAGAGCCAACGTCTGCAAGCTATAAATAATAGTTCTAAATTGTTGGTGGATAGCTTTAAAACAGTGGTAGAAGCTGAGTCAGAAAGGATTAGAGCAATTACTGGCAACAATGAAATGTTAACTCGTCTATTCGAGACTGAGACTAATGCAGAAGCCAAGCGTATTTCTGCAACGGTAGATATTAATAACTCGAATGTTGATGTGTATAAATCACAGATTCAAGCGAAAAGTTCAGAACTTGAAGCATTATCAAGAGTATATCAGACTGATGCACAGGCTTTTGGAACGTTGGTTGATTCCGAGGGAACACGCATTAATGCCGAGGTGCAGATACAGAAAAATGAGATTGAAGCATTAGTTAAACAGGCTGAATTGGATATTGAGGCTGCAAAAGCGAATGTTGCAAATTTGATAACATTTAAAGACTTGGTAACTCAGGGATACAAGGCTATGGCACAAGTCCAGAGTCAATTAGTTTCTGCATTTGCATCAACAACTAACTTTTCAGCACAGGTGCATTCAGGTTCAACGGTGGGTTTAAGTGGTAGCGCGTCTGTGGGAGCCGATGATAATATTAGCAATACTACAAGCAATGTTACAAGTAATAATACTAGCACAAGTGATGTTAATTCAACTTCCACAAATACTAATACCAGTGCTATTACATCAACAAGTAATGCGATAAGTGCGATAACGGCAAACAATACAAATAATAATACAACTAATTCAACAAGTAATATAACAGCAAACAATACAAATACAAATACTAGCACATCAAACATATCAACATCTTCTGTTAGTTCGTCTACGCAATACATACATACTTATAGTGATTAATTATGGGAACATATACTGATAGAACAATAATAACCAATACCAGTAGTTTTTCTAATGTTGTGCGTGAAGAGCATGAAATAGAACATGAATTAATTACCAGAAATCGTATTGAAAATACTGTTGAAAATGAGCTTGATATAACATCAAACAGTAAAATTCGTAATGAAACTGAAATTGTTAATCGAATAAAAACTGATGAAGATATTGAACAAGAAACAGAAGTTCAACATAACACTGATAATTACGAAAAAACAGTAACGCAAGAACGCGATACATCGGGCGGTGTAACAATAGGATGAAAATAGGCGATGAAGACGACAGTATTGAACTAGGTGGAAAGGAACTTGATAATGTCAATTTTCGTTTCACAGGTGATACTGTTGCCGCACAACGCTATATAGGAGAAGCAAGGAAAGTTTTAGGAGAGCTAAAGCAGGGGATTCAGCTTGGCGAGTTGCAGTCAGGGTTAAGAAAAATACAGATAGCGCCGGGGGTAACAGTGTTTGCATCATCCTATAATGGGACTGTAAAAACAGATATAGTTAACATTAATGTAGCGCCGAAACCACAGCCTAAGCGAGTCACACGCTTTCAGGAATTGCCTGAATTTCCGCATGAATTTGAAGCGCCTGTTGTCGAGTTTGAGGCGCACGATGATTATGAAGTTAAGCGCAAAGGATGGGAAGAAGAAGAGCCAGAGAAAAAGGAAGAAAAAATACCGGAACATTATTTATTTGGTTACATAGTAACTTACTATTCTGATAATCCTGATTTTTACTATTATTATTTTGATTTTGATTTAAAAACGCCATCGGAAAAGATTTTACAAAATCATGATATATATGAAGGTGATATGACATGGGATGGGTATCCTGATCATAATGCAAAATATATTGTTGCTGCAACAGATGAAGAAATACAAACTGTATATGCAAATGATATGAACCATGTTCGTGAGTATATATTTACAGGGCCGTATTTATATTCGTGGGATACAGTCGGACAGCCAACGCCTAATGATGGTTGGTCATGGACATCTTCTGTCGAATATGCAGAGGGGGTATGTGCGACAATTGATGGAAATGATATTAGATGGGAATCATCAACTATGGAAGCAGGGAGTTATCCTTTAACATCAGTCGTAGTTACTGAAAACGGTGCAAATACGGAATATGCGTCAGCTGGAAATATGGATTATCCTGGCGTTTGGTACACAGGGGATTGGTATTATAATTTAGGACAATGCTGGAAAAGTGGTGCGTCGGTTGCCTTTGATAATACAGATGAAAAAGTAGCCTATCAAGGAAGTGTTGTAGCAGAAATAAAAGGAACTATAGCTAATGGACTTTCGGAAGCAGCTTATGACGCGGGAAAAGCTTTATTGCCTATTGAAGAAGATCGAGTTTATGAATGGTTTGATGAAAATGTAGGGATTATTTATAAGCGCACAGATGACCATGGCGGCGTTATCGTTGAAACCGGGTTATTGCTTGATCAAGGTAAATTTGAATTGACTGAATGGAATGAAGGGAATGGCGAAGAATCATTGATTATGTTGCCCTTCAAAGGGGAAGATGAACAATTTAGATGGAGCGATGAAGTTAAAAATAAATACCTTGCTAATGGAAGTTCTATTACGGATGAAAATTATTATTTAGTAGCTAGAGCATTTGTAGAAGGAACGCCGACTGCTATATATAATGATAATGGTGGCGGATATGCTGATTTAAATATAAGATATGAATTTAATGTTCAAGATTATTTTGGCATTGATAATTATGTTGAGTGGGGAGAGCATACGGTTACTGCGTATATAAAAAGTGAAGATACAGGACGTTATAATATAAAACTATATACAAATGATGGTATTTATGAATTGCCTATAGATAAAGTAATTGATAAAACAGAAATAAAAATAAAAGTAGGACAATTTTATATTGATGAAGAACTATCCATTCAATCACAATTATTAAATAATATTGTTTTTGTTAAACAGCCAGAATGATTGATGATGCAATAAAATTACAAGGCAAAGAATTTATAAAAAATGCAATGGAAATTTGTAACAACTGTGAGTATATAACAACAATAGCAGGAATAAAACGCTGTTCTATATGTTGTTGTGTGTTGTGGTTTAAGATATTATCAAACAAATTAATTACGTCAAAATGCCCGAAAGGGAAGTGGTAAAAAAATGAACGCACTAACAAAACCATCAAACCAAGCAATTATAGATACTGGTAAACTTCGCGCTAAGATGACTGCGAACAGTGCCGCTTACAATGCCGCGAAAAAACTTAGAGACGCAGTGCCACAAGCCGCATTAGGTGTAGGTAGAAATATAGTCGATAGTCAAATGGTACAGCAAAATGCAAACGATTTTGTGACTAAATTTCCGTATAAAAATCCACAATACAAGGACAAATTAGGTGCAATGTTTCCTGCACCGGGATATTCAAAAGGTGGCGCTGTTGGATTAAAGCGCGGAGGACAGCCAGACTTTAGAGATTGGATGCACAATAAGGCAACAATAGGCGATACTGAGGAAGAATCGCCACAAGATGCTTTGTTTAATGAAAAATCCAATGCTATGCAATTTCATGGTGGGGAAAATAGTTATGCTTTGCAAGAAATGGAACGATTATACCCAGAAACATATAGACAAAGAGTTTTATCTGGTGAATATGATGATGAACTACCTTTTAAAAAAGGAGGCAAGGTAAAGCTGGGAATGGTTAAAGGGCCAGGCACAGAGACAAGTGATAGTATAAGTACACTATTGCCAAATGGAGCTTTTGTTATCCCTGCGAATGTTGACAAGGCTTATCCGCCTAAATTTTGGGATCAGTTTGCATCAAACCAAACTCAAGAAAAAGTAGGCGTAAAAGCTAAAGTTTCTAACAATGAAAGAATCATTGCGCCAGAAGTAGTTAAACAATATGGCGTAGATTATTTCAATAACTTGGTTAAATTTGTAACAGGTTCAGAGCCACCACCTCCAGACATTAAGAATGGGGAGGTTCATGCTGCTGAGGGTGTGTCAACAAAAGACGAGAAAACCAAAATGCAAAAATTGAGTGAAATGGCAAAATCAGTCTATAATTACCAACCAGTAAATTCGCCAAATAACATTAACGACTTAGCTAAAATACCGTCTATGATTGAAGATGTTAAAAAGGGTTGGTATAATGGACAAGTGCCACAAACTCAACCAAAAATAGCGCAGCAAACAATACCATCTCAACAAGTACAAGCACAACAGTTATTGCCAGCAAACCCCAGTCCACAATGGCAAACAATAGCACAGGCGGCAGAACAACAGCCAAAGCAGCCACAATTAGCACAAACACCACAGTTACAGCCATTAAGAAGTCCGCAAGCAGGAGTTCCCTACGGATCATTTGAAGGAGGTAAATACATACCGTCTAAGAATCCTGATATAGTTGATTTAAGCGGTGGTTATGCGCCTGGGCCGCAGCCAGGATTTAAAAGAAAAGTTATTGGTTGGGATGATCCAGGGCCAATGACTGAAAGTAATATGCAGATGTACACGCCTGAATATATCAATGCTGTTGCAAATATGAATCAAGCACAAACACAGAATGAAATAGGCCGATATGGAATCGACTATAAAGAAAGAGAGTTAAATAACTCTGAAACTGTTTATAGCCCGGGGCAAAAAGTAATTGATGCTTTGGGGAATCAAGTTATAACTAATCCTTCCATATACAATAAGCGCACAGGTGAATATAAGGTATTAGGGAATGATGAGGGCCAACAAGATGCAATGGATAGTCAATTATTAAATTCGCCAAGAGCAGCAGAGCTTGATAAATTATTTGCAAAATATAAAGACAGTAACGAACCTGTTCCCGAAAGTATGAATCCTGCTTTAACAGAATATTTGGCAATACTTGAAGCAAGAAAACGCGCAAAGAAAAGACAACAACCTACTCAATAAGGCCAATATAATGGCAACATTTAAAGATGCTTTTCAAGGTTACAATGATGTATTAAATGAAAAGCCTAAAACTACCTTTGCAGAGCATTTTAGTGATTACAAAGACGTATTTCCTGAACAACCAAAAATAGGATTAGGGAAACGATTTATTAATACACTACCGGCATTAGGCCAAACAATCCTTGATCAGCCAACATATATTAAGGGTTATATTGCCAATGTAGCAGAAGGAACACGGCCTCTTGATGAAAAAAACAAGTTTGATGAGTGGTCACAAGCAGCAAACAAATTGCAGCAAGAGCGTCAAACAGCGCCGGACGCACAAGATAAAACACTTTTTGGTACTAAAGCGGATTGGGCTAATACCGCAGCGTCTATTCCATTTTCATTAGGAAGTTTAGCGGCGGCAGGTGCAGCAGGACTTGGAACCAGTGCCATAACCATGAATCCTGTTGCCGGTTATGGCGCACAGGCATTAGCGTCAGGTGCTCTTGCTCATAGAGCTGATTCAGCGATGTTTATGAGACAAGGATTAGATACTTTTTCGCAAAAAATGCAACAAGAAAAAGGCAGAAGTCCGACAGATCAAGAATTATTAGGCGAGCAAGAAAGATTACAACCTTACGCCATGCAGCATGGATTGGCAGAAGCGATACCGGAAGCGGTTGGAACACCTATTGCCACAGGACTATTGGGTAAAGTATTCAGCGGCCCAGCAAAAGGTTTAGCAGGTAGGGTAATAAAAGCTGGTGTTGGCATAGCTGGTGAAGAATTACCAACTGAAACAATTACCCAGCAATTTCAACACAATATAGAATCGAATGCAGGTGTTAGCGATCAGTCTCAACGTTCTATGTTATCGCCTTCTGATTGGAAACAATCGTTTAATGAAGTAGCGGTTCCAGTATTGCAACAAGCCGCATTAACAGGTGGTTTGGCTGGTGCTGGAACTGTGTTGTATAATAAATTTAGCGGGCCACTAACAAAAGCAGCAAATACAGGAGCGCAAATAAATGAAACAATACCCAATGCTATCAACATACCTAATGCTGAGGTATCTCAACAGGAACAAGGCAATAGACAACCTGTCGCGCCTGTTAATGTACCCGTCACTACTAATGCGCGTGACGAGGTAATTAATGGAGAGCAGACTAGACGCGATGGAGAGCCTATTAGTAGCACAGACACAGGCGCTAGAAGAAATGAATATCAGGCTGTTGCACCTAGAACAGAAGCACCGGCAGAGTTGTATACTGGAACGCCTGAACAAGCTGGAATTAGCAATCAACGGGGAAATATCCCTATTGAGCAAGTAACGCCCTCGCAAGAGGCCATTCAACCACCGGAGAACCAAAATGGCAAAATCAAAAATGCCGATGAAAGGAAAAATGCCGATGCCAGGCAAAGGCAAGAAACCCTGCTAGATCAAACAGCGGGTGAGCAACCAGCGCCCGCATTTATTCCAACACATGTTTTAAGTGATAATACACCTGTTATTCAAGTAAGTGACAATACTTATCTTGATAATAATGGCTATGAATGGACGGATGACTACGCAACCAAGCTAACACAAGATGACGCAAAAAGAATTGCAGAAGCTAATACAGCACAACAAGAACAACAAAGAGCAAGTGTTGATACATCCAGAGCTGAGGAAAACATACCACAAGCCGAGTCTGTGGCAGAGAATAAAAAACCTGTTCAAGAAGAAGTAAAGCAGCCTTGGCAGGTAGACTCATACACTTTTGCTAATGAGCCAGCATATAAAAATGTAAATCCTTTTTATGATAAAGAATACAATACTGATAATGGTAATTCATGGAACCAATATTTAGATGAAACCAAAAATTATCATAAAGAAATTGTAGATAAAGCACTGCAAGAAAATCAACCAGTACCAGCAGAAGTATTAAAAGACTATCCAGACTTAGAGGCTAAATATGCAACTAACGAACGTAGAGAAATTCCAGTACAGACACAGCCTGCAAAGGGCGCTGTTACAGGAAGCCAAGAGGCTGAAAGCGCAGTTAGAGCAGAAGAAAACAAAAGTGATGCGTCTCGTATAAATGAGGCCACAACTCAAGTACCGAGCGAACAGACAGCCGAAATTCCTGCGACAGCGCAAACGGAAATACAACAACGCGAAACACAACCATCTATACCGCCACAAGCCGAAATGGTGGAAACTGGCACACCTACGTCTGAGGCTACGCAAGCAAAACCTGATACAGCAAGTGCCAAGGATATTGCAGAACAGAAAAGGATTAATCAAGGATTGTCCAATGAAGGCATATCTAAAGAATATGACGTAAAATCATTTAATAAGTTACCACTTCCAGCCAGACGTTATGCTGAATACGCAGCGCAAGAAGAAGCAAGAAAATCGCAGGGTGAATACGTTGATGGCACAATTCCGAAAGAGCGTCAGGCAGATTCTAAAAGCTACATCAATGTAAAAACCAAAGGTACGCCAGAGCGTAAACAATTACTATCTGATTATGAGAGTTATTTAAGGCAAAATGCACAAAATAAATTGTTGGACAATCAAGCGCAATCCACCAATACGCCAATGGCTGTATCACAACAGACTAACGCAGAGAGTAAGACGCAAGGCGCACAAATTCCGGCTATTAGCGAAGGAAATGTGCAAAACGAAAGTGCAATACGCAAGGGAAGCGAGGCAACGAATCAGGCAATTCAGGAACCACTAACGGAGCAATCACTTGTCCAAAAGAACACAACGCCAGAAGAAAAAAACACGCCAGAAACGTCAAGAACGGAAGCAGGAAACGTAAACCAACCTGCTAAGGAAACTTTAACTACGCCAACAGCTAAGGAAACTTTAACGCCGGAACCTTTACTTAATCAAGCAACCGTCAAGCAAAACTTGTCAGTTCCAGTTTTACAAAATAAGCCTATTTTAGGTTACTCACAAATAGCAACTATACAGAAAAACGCTTATGCTAGAAATAAACCAGATGATTTTATCCCTAATTTATTGAAACGTTCTGATACAAAAGACATTGCATTCTCTAAAGCTGGAAAAGATAATCCTAATGATATTGGACTTGTTTATACAGAATTAACAAGAGTGCATGATGGAGTAGCATCTACAAAAGAATCTAAATTATTAGCTAATCAATTAGACAAGGATAATTTTGTTGTTGGCAGAGTAGTAGATCAGAAAAAAGAAAATACATTCTTTGTATTAAATAAGGATACAGGAACCGTTGTCTCTGATGCGGGTAAAACAAGAAAGCAAGCAATAGATAGTTTTGTAACAAAAGTTAATACTATCGGTATTGAAAAAGCAAAAAGTCTATTTGCAAGGGATAAAGAAACAAACTCAGGATTTAATCAATCAATAGTAGATAAATATAGTACACCTTTAACATCGATAACACCACAAAACCTATCATTTGAAGACAAGCGTTTCCTTGATAGACATTGGGATGCAGATACAAACCAAAGCCAAACTTTATTCAAAGCACAACCAGCCGCACAAGTAGCAGCAACCAAGCTTTCAAAGATACTTAACCAGCCTGTTGAAGTTAAATCAGAAGGAAAAGACTTTAGACTTATAGCAAAACCAACGGTTGCAGAAGGTGCGTTAGAGATAATAAAACCAGTAAGTACAGATAATGTACAAACAATAAGACAAGCAAATACACAGACCGCGCCACAAGCGGAATCTCCTGTAATTTCCGAATCTCAGTTAAATAAACCAACACCGTCACTGACAGCAAACGCACCTGTTACTGCCACACCACAACAACTCAAAGCAGCAGCACGTCTACGTACCATAGGACAGTCTAGTTTAGACAAAGCATTAACCGAAATAAACAAACCAAGAGACACGCACACAACCAGAATGGCCAGGAATGCTGGTTCTGCTATTGATGAATCATTAAAAGCGCAGGCATTAGCTCAAACTACACTTAACATTGCTAATGCTCATGAACGCGGCGAAACAAAAGCACTTGCCAAGGTAGGCAATAAGACGCAGATTGAACAGTTAAATACACTGGTTAATCAGGCTATGTATGCTAGAGATTCAAAACGCTGGGATTATCAAGAACAAAAGAATCATAAAGGAAGGCCAGCAGAAACAGAAGATGTTGAATTTATTAAATATCCAAAAGTATCTGAAAATAATTATGAATGGGAAAAGAAAGAAGTAGCGCAACAACAAAGCCGCTTAAAAGCAATGGGCATTAATAACGCCCAAGAACTAAAAGCGGCAGCTAAAGAGTTTATCAAATATCGTACACAAAAAGGCGAAGAAGACGCTATAACAAAAGCCGAACGTGCTTTGGTTGGCAATAAAGGTGTTGGTATTGATTATTTTCCTACGCCTAAACCTTTAGCTGAACGCATGGCTAAACTCGCAGGAATTAAAGAAGGTAGTAGAGTTTTAGAGCCAAGTGCAGGTAATGGCAATCTTGCTGATGCTGCAAAGGCTAATGGCGCGAAAGTTGATACGGTTGAAATATCCAGTAATTTGCGTGATGTGTTAAAAGCCAAAGGCTATCCAATTGTAGCCAATGACTTTACCGAATACACGCCAGCAGAGAAGTACGATTCTGTAATTATGAATCCTCCTTTTTCAAAAAACCAAGATATTGAGCACGTACAACGCGCCTATGATATGGTTAAGCCGGGTGGTAAAGTTGTAGCTATTATGGGCGAACATGCGTTTTTTGCCAGTGACAAAAAGTCGGTAGCCGCAAAGGAATGGCTGGATAAGGTTGGTGCTGAGGTTGAGAAGTTACCAGCAGGAACATTTCAGGATAAGTCATTAATAAAACAAACAGGTGTTAATGCGCGGTTGGTTACGATTACCAAGCGCAGTGAACCGTTGTTTAGTAAAGCTGAAACGACAGAATCATTAAGTGAATCAGAAAAATATTCAATAAAATTCATAGAGGCACATGGATTATCGCCAAAACCAAACAAAGCAGATTTGGTGACATTAGAAGAAAAAGGGCTAGTAAAAAGTGTACCCGGCCCAATGGCGGGAAGAAACATATATAAATACACAGACAAAGGTAAAGCTATTTCAGAGGCACTAAAAACTGAGGATAGGCTGCATAGATTAGCCGGTGTTAAAAAAACCAGCAATCCAAATGAGGCAAAAACAGGACAGCCAATATTAATGCAACTTTATCATGGTTCATTTGTGGACTTTGATAAATTCGATAATGAGGTTTTAGGGATAAACACTAAAGCCGATAGTGCCGTACAAGGGCATTTCTTTACTGATAACCCAAAGGCTGCATCACATCCGTATTATGCAACACCAACAATAAGACAGGCTGAGGAGTATGCCGCAGCAAGGCTAGGTATTGATATAAATAAGAAGGTTAATCAATATAAATGGAATGACAAGGATAAAACTAATGCCTTTCAAGATGCAATAATGAAATGGGAGGGAATATTCAAATATGATTCTAACGAAAGTGAAAGAGAACAGTTATTAGAAAAATATCATGAAGAAGCAAAAACATTATTAAATAAAGAATTAAAATCCAGTAGAATAAAAGATCATAAAGATTATCAATGGTCAGGTATAACAGAAACAGTATTTGCGCTGGCTGAATACCATAGACCGTTCGGATTTTATGAGAAGGTAAAAGATGCGGTAGAAAATAAAAACCAAGATTTGATCAAGGAAGGAACATTTGATTTTGCCAAAAAAATAGTACAGTTATTTAAACCCATTTACGACAAACAGCGAATTCTTGATGAATATAATACAGCAGTAAGGGCAAGTGCAAAATTCCATGATCACGTATATGAAGATGATTATGCACCGTCAAGATTTGCGGGGAAAGAAACAGCGCCTGTGGTTTATCCCGTTTATACATGGCTTAAAAACCCATTAGTTTATGACTATGAAAACCAGGATATGCAAGCCACAAAACTAAGCTATACAAAGGTTATTGAAAAGGCAAAAGAAGAAGGACGGGACGGGGCTATTTTGCTAAATGTCAATGATCCGTTACCAATGAACTCTGTTGTAATGTTCAACACGAATCAAATACGATCTATCAATGCAAAGTTTATTTATGATAATAAAGATAGTTCAGATTTACTAGCCAGCAAAACCACACAACCCGCAACAGGCTCAACCGTAGCCCAAGTACAAGCCATGCAGCCAATGCAAAGCAAGCCAATACAGACTATGCAGAAGGCTGGTAAATTGGTTGTAATGGATTCGGTAAAGTCATTGCCTGAAGGCGTATTAAATACAGGAGAAACATTATTACATGGAGCTTGGCATGGTGGGCCGCATGATTTTGAAAAGTTTGATTCTAATAAAATTGGAACTGGTGAAGGTGCTCAAGCTTTTGGTTATGGAATTTATTTTACAGATGAAAAAGGAATAGCTGAGCATTATAGGGATATAGAAAAAGGTAATGCTATTTCATATAAAAAGGAATTTGAACATAATGGTTTTAAATATATACCTGAGCGTGGAATGTCCGGTATAAATTTTTATAAAGAAAATTTAAATATAAAAGACGAAACAGAAAGATATAAAAAAAGGGAGCGTATTTATCAAAATGAGTATTTAAAAGAACTTGAAAATTCTGGAAATTTTAAACAAGGTAAACTTTACAATGTTGAATTAGCGCCAAAACAAGAAGAGTATCTTGACTGGAATAAATCAATGCTTAGTCAAAGTGATACGGTATCAAAAGCATTGGGTATGAATTTAGAAGAGATAGGTAGATATAGAGAAATACAAGAAGCACTTGATACACTTGATAAAAACGGAAAATTGGATAGTCCTGAATGGATAAAATTAGTTAGCGAGGCAAGAGATATAAGATCGAAAGCTAATTTATTTATGAACGCTAGTGACTATTATCATGAGTTATCAAGAGACAAAGGCAGTGACAAAGCAGCAAGCGACTACCTACATTCACTAGGTATTCGTGGCATACGCTATAAAGCAGAAGGCGGCAAGTCATCAGCAAATAACTATGTTATTTTTTCAGACGATGATATAACCATTAAGAACAAATACAGTAAATCATTACAGGGAGCAGAAGCACTTTATGATCCTGATAACGATAAAATGTATTTATTCGCTAATAACATTACAGAAAAAACACTTCCCATAGTTCTAACTCATGAACTAATTCATCGAGCAGAATACGTTGATCCTAAAATAAAAGCAGTATTTAACAGGTTTGAAACTGACTTACAAAACCGATTTAATCTAAACGCTAAAGGCATAGGCACAAAAGAAGAGCTTGACGCTTACAAGCGAGTCATAACAGCTATGACACCTGTTGAAAATCAAGCTATTGAATATCGCGCTTACTTGGGTGAGCAATTTGCCAAAGAGCCAACATCATTAACTGGAAAGATAGCCAAGATATTTAAAGAACTATTTGCACAATTGCGTATGTTCTTAATGCGTAATGGCGTAGATTTCGGCACTGTACGTTCATTAACACCGGCTGATTTATGGGCGGCTTCTAAGTATGGAATGGCAGTTAAACAGGAAAAAGTTAATCAAGATTACCGTAGCAGGATTGATGCTGTTGCTAATGGTAATTTAGCCAGCGCCACACCAGAACGCATATACTCAGCACTGCATAGGGCTATACTCTCAGACAAAATACCCAAACAAGCAATGCTTAATGCCAATTCACTCAAGCAGTGGCTAGAAAATCCAGGCAATTTAGGCAAGGCCGGAATTAAAGCTGACGAGGTTTACTGGAGTGGGATAACCGATTTTCTTGATGCAAAAGCCGCCAACAAACAGAAGATAACCCGCGAAGATTTGGACGCTTTTATGCGCGATACGGGGACAGTTAGGACTGAGGATGTGGTGCTGAGTGATGATGTAGGGTTATCTAAAGAAGAAAAAGAATTAATAAAAGAACGTGAAGAATTAATAGCATCAAACAGTTTTCTTGCTGAAAATCCAAATCATCTTGTCAATAGAGCGCGTTATAGCGAAATAACAGGCAGATTATCAGAACTAGAAAGCACACGAGAAACACCTGTAAAAACCAAATACGCCGACAGCAACTACGTCATTCCAGGCGGCAAAAATTACATAGAGCGCATAGTCACTATCCCGGCAGTCGAAGCATGGGGCGGGGCAGATGCTGTCCATTTTGGCGACACCGGCAAAGGCAAGCAGGTTATGTGGACACGCGAGGATGAGCGTGTGGATGCCGATGGCAATGAGGGCAGGTTGGTTAATGAATTTCAGAGCCGTAGAGGGCAGGAGGGAAGGACTAAGGGGTTTAAAGTAAAAAAAGTTGAAAAATATGTTCCCATTGTCAAACTACCTAATGAATACAAAGTTGAATTAAGCAAGCGGCATGTAAACCCAACATATATAGTAACATTTGGTGATAAAAATCAATTTTGGTTAGGCTTTCGATCAGGTAAAATGATAGAAGAAAGCACAGAGGAGTTGGCAAAAGAAGCAGCATTAACGGTTTTAAATGGCAGAGAACTAAGTAGAATTAGAGAAATAGAATTAAAAAATTCTATCAATACAGTACCTCCAGCACCTTTCATAGCCGACTCAAAAAACAAAGCCACCGATGCCTACATAACCCTGCTATTCAAGAAAACCTTGAGCGATGCTATAGACAAAGGCCAGAAGTTCGTGGCTTGGACGCGAGGTGATCAGCAATCGGATTTTTATGATTTGAGTAAGCAGATAAAGGCTGTTTCATATCATCAAGATAAAAAAGATTTTTATTATGTTCAGGTTAATGGGGATACATCGGGTGCAATAAAAGTTGATGCGGATAAATTGCAAGACTATATAGGCAAAGAGGCCGCCAAAAAATTACTGGAACAACCAAAAAATGACAGGGGTTATCAAAAGCTTTCCGGTCTTGATTTAAAAATAGATGCACCTTGGGCAGCGGCCATGTACGGCGACGAAAACGGCATGGATGCTAACGGCAAACCTGCAATGATCACACAGGCGGCTATGGAAATAGCCAAGAAGTTTGGTGGGAAGGTGGGTAGTGTTGAAATAGAAGGGTGGGTTGAAACAGGGCAAAAGGGAATGCAGATACCTGGAACGCTAAAGCAACCAGCACTCATTATCACACCTGAAATGGCTGAAAAGGTACGCAGCGAAGGTATGCCGTTATTTAGCAAGCAAGGACAACGCCTTGCGCCCAATGGCAAGCCATCTAATCTTAACGCTGTTCAATATGCACAGGTGAGAACACCAGAGTTTAAGGCGTGGTTTAAAAATAGCCAAGTAATAGATGAAAATGGCGATCCCAAGCCAATGTTTCAAGGCACAGCAGAAGATATAAGCGAATTTAATGGATTTGTTAAATGGTTTGCTGCTGATAAAAAGTTTGCAAGTGAATATGCAGAAATGCGCGATTACAACAAAGGCACAGGTGGAAATGTAATACCAGCGTTTCTTAAATCTGAACATCCATTTGATGCCGACAGACTAACTAAAGGTGACGATACTATTGCCTCATTTGTAACAGAAATGGCGCAACAAGCAAAAGATAATGGCATTAAGTTTAATAATGAGGATGTAAAAAAATTATTAGACATTATTAAGCAATCAGCAAGAGAAGAAGAATCAGGCCCACATTATTTTCCGTATAACTTTTGGATGGAAAACACATCATTTTTTGGCACAAAAGGCAGTAAGGCGATCAGTGATTTATTTAATTTATTTAAATTTGATTCTATTAATTTCACGGAAGATGGCATTCAAACAGTAGGTGTATTAAATCCAAACCAAGTTAAGTCTGCAATCGGCAACACCGGCGCATTCAGTCCCACGAATAATAATATCCTGTTTAGTATGCGCTCTCAAACAGAAGAACAGCCCACTGATTTGCAAGAAACAAGTAACAATTACTTTAAAGTTTCTACTGAAATTTATGAAAAACGAGGAAATGATGAATATAGACGAGTACCTGTTGAAATTATAAAAACTGATGATTATAAATTAATGGATACGCTTGAAATATTACCAGGAGGTCATATTAAGTTTTATAATCCGTTAGGTACGAGGAGTGAACATACTAATACATTAAAAAATTGGTTTCAAGATTTTATTGCTGAAAAAATAAATAAAGAAATTAAAGATACTAAAGGATTTTGGAGATTTACATTTAATAAGAATGAACCAAAATTAATAGAAAATAAAACAATTAGAAATTCCATAAATCATGCGGATAATTTTAGTGAAAAAGGTATAGCTGTTACAAATCATCCAGGTTACGGTGTATTAGGTTATAAATATGGATATAAAGTAGACGGTGAAATCGTTGGCTATGGTTCTGACGGAGAACCATTACTTAATTCATCTACTATTAAAGTAATATCACCTATAAAAACTACTGAATCTATAGATAAATGGTATTTTCCAAAAAGAAATAAAGCGCTTAAAAAAATACTTAATCAATTAAAAATGTCCTTTGATGTTTATGAAGCATTAAAATCAGGTAGTTTTATAGAGCTAAATACAGAAGAATTTTATAAAAATCCATTGGTAAATGTAGAAACAGTAAGTACAGATTTAGGAAACACCGGCGCATTCAGTACTACGAATAATAATATCCTGTTTAGCACGCGCTCTCAAACAGAAGAGCAATCTACTAATTTACCAGAAGAAACAAAACTGGAAGCGGCTCGTCGCGTAGTGCAAGACAAGATGATTCGATTCAAAACAATACAGGAAGACAAGGAATTAAAAGCGTCAAAACAAGGTGGTTATACTGGTACTGATATAAACGAAGCCAGAGCTTATATGAAAGCAAAAGGCATTGTTAATCCTGTTAGGGATGAGACAAACGTATATCAAGCAGATTCTATACGCGAGGGCATAGCTACAGAGCTAATTAAAGACTTTGACGAAATGACAGTAAGGCCGCTTGTAAAAGAGGCGCAAGCAGCGAATTTGACGCTTGATGACATATCTGACTTCCTTAAAATGCAACATGCTGAAGAAGCCAACAAACGCATAAGAAAAATTAAACCAGATCAACCAACAGCCACAGCTTACGGTGTTGAAGATGCGGAAGCGCAAGCGGCAATGGCAGCGTATAAAGCAAGGCCGGACTATGCACAGCTAAAGGCTGTAGCTGATAAATGGCGTAGTATTACCGATTTAATTCTGCAAATGAAAGTCAAGGAAGGCATAATCCCTCAAAGTCAGGCTGACGCTTATCACGCTACATTTCAGTTATATGTGCCAGTAAAAGGCGCTGATGAAGGTATACAGGGAACAGGCAAAGGCTTGTCTGTCTATGCCAAGGATAAGCGCCGGTTAGGGCATGGTGAGCGTGATGAACGTATTATCGAGAATATTATAAAGGATTACAAGACAACCATTATTGCCATTGAAAAAAACAAGATAGGGCGCATTGCAGCAAACTTTATCAGAGAAGTTAATGATCCAGAAATAGGCACTATAGGACAGCCAGTTAAACGTCAAGTGTTCATGCCTGGTGCAAAACATTATATGGTGACATATCACGGTTCTGATGTGATGGCCTTTGATAATATCAATGATGCCAGACGTTATGCTGATGAAGAATCCTTGAAACTTGGGAGAGTACGTAAAGACTTTATTATAGACACCACTACTGAAGATGGTAGAGTCGTCTTAATGGCAAAGCCTATGCTGGCAGACAATGAGTTTCAATACTATGAAAATGGTGCAGCTATACGTGGACAATGGAATGATGAACTACTTGCCAGGGCATATAAAAACCTTGGCATTGATGAAGTTGGTAAAATTATAGAAGGTGCGCGTATTGTCAATTCATATTTGTCTAAAGCTTATACAGGATGGTCGCCGCAATTCATTATTAAAAACCCTATCCGAGACGCTATACAAGGATTTATTACTAACACCAGCAAGTTTGGCATAAAAGAAGCTGGAAAAATTATGGCAGCTTATCCTCATGCCATGAAAGAATTGTACAAACACTTTAAAAATTACAATTCATCAGAAGAAGTAAATGCCTATCGTAAGAGCGGCGGCAGTACAGGTGCAGCTTATATGTCAGATACAGACAGGATAGGCCGCGATATGATGGACGCATACAACGAATATGCGGGAGCAGTAGATACCTATAACCGTACATACAATGATGCTATAGCAGCAGGAAGAAGCCCAACAATTGCGCGTATTAATGCACTTGCAAAGGCAGGTAAGGCAGGGTTTACAAAAACGCCATTTATAGGACATTTTGTAAACCTAATGGAGCGCATGAACTCAATTACTGAAAATGCGTTAAGGCTTGCCACCTTCAACACGCTCAAAGCGGACGGTTATTCAAATGCACAAGCAGCCGCAGCCGCTAAAGACTTAATGAATTTTAATCGCAAAGGCGAGATGACTACACAATTAGGCGCTCTATACCTTTTCTTTAATCCAAACATGCAAGGAACGCATGTATTGTTATCCGCATTAACTAGCGGCCCACACAAACAACAAGCCAGAGCATTAGCTGGGACTATGGTATTGGCAGCTTATCTTGCGGCAGAAGCAATGCGAGGCGGTGGCGATGATGATGAAGAAAAATGGAAGATGATACCAGGGAATTTAAAGGACAGAAACCTTATTTTTGGTTCTGGTGACACAAAATATATGCTTCCAGTGCCTTATGGATACGGTATATTTCATACATTAGGAAATGCGCTATCCGATGTTGCTCATGGTGAAAGCGGCTATAAGGCTGGCATAAGACTAACGGCAGCATTATTTGATAATTTTTCGCCATTTGGCAATCCGATTGATAGCGAACATGGCGCATTTCAGTTATTGCCAACAATGCCAAAAATGGTATTAGCAACAAGCGTTAATGAAAACAACTTTGGTGCGCCTATCATGCCGGACAAGTGGAACGAGGCCAAGCCAGACAGTCAAACCATGTGGCGCAATACAAAAGGCAGCGCGTATGCTGGACTAGCTGAGACAATGAATAACTTATCGGGTGGCAGCAAGTATAAAGCCGGTTTGGTTGATGTAAGTCCAGAGTCATTACGGTTTTGGTTAACATCCTTAACAGGTGGGGCAGGGCAATTTGCACTTGATTCGATAAATGCTGGAATGACAGGTACAAAAGGTGCGGCAATTGAAACAAAAGAAATACCCGTAGTAAAGGCGTTTACTCATGAAGTTGGCGTGCAGGATGCAAGGCAAGCATATTATAAAGCAGTCGATGAAGCCAAAGAAGCAGCAGGTTCTTTCAGATTAGCTAAAGCGGCACATGATACTGAGGCTATGGCTGAAATGATGAAAGATAATGCGCCGTTATTAGCCTTGGCAAAATTCGCAACCAAGCAGCAAAAAATGATAAAGTCTTTACGTGATGCACAGGATTCTATTCGCATAAGCGATATGCCGTTAGCGCAAAAACGATTACAACTAAAAGAAATGGAGAAGAAAGAAATGCAGGTTTATGAAAATTTCTTATTGGCGTTTGGAAAAGTGAAATGATAACATTCACTTACCAGTTTTACTATAAAGACGCACCGGCTATTGATGGTATTATTGATATTGATGCCACAACAATTATAAATGCAGAGTCAACGTTAAAGCATAGGATTAAAGAAAGACATCCCGATATACCTGGAAATTGGGATCGATATGTTATGATAGCGGCAGAAAAGCACAAGAACAGTTATGCGGGTTAGAATTTGTGGCAACGTGTTGCAACACGGGAAGTTCCACCACTTCCATGCCACAATCCTTTTTAGGTGGAATTATTAAAATGGTGGTAAATATGAAAACAGATTTAAAAATTGCAAACGTAATAGAAATTAATCATGGTAAACCTATGGTATCTTCTTTGACTATTGCTGAAATATTTGGAAGGCCACATAAAAATGTAATTAGAACTATAAAAACAGTTTTTGCTCAAAAATCTGGCGGCTCATTTGGGAACGGTCAAAAATTTGACAGGATGGATGAAATATTAGTTGGCAACATAAAATGGGATACTTATGAGAAGCGTGGTAAAAATTATGAGTTAGCTTTATTGCCAGAAAGAGAAGCTCTAATTATTATGCCTTTTATTGGTGGAAGGGAGGCGCATAAAGGACAGAGAAAACTTGTTGAAGCTTATTTGTTTTATCGAGACAATTTTTCAAATCCTCCTCGTAAATCAATCATGGAAGAAAAAAGACATGCACATCATCCGATGATGGATGCTTTAATTGAATACAGACAAGATCAAAAAAAAGAGACAGAATCAAAACATTTTATATGTGAAAATAAATTATGTAATTTTATTGTTACTAATGAATTTAAAGCAATAGATGAAAAGATATTGTCAAATGATGACGCTATATTTTTATCTCAGGTAAGACGAAGAAACGAATCTTTTATTATGGCTGGATTAGATTACGCAGATAGAAAAAAAAGACTTATTGAATTTGGTATAAAATACCGGACAAAATTGATAAGTTAAAAAAGCCCCGAATTAACGAGGCTAAAGGTACTACGAGGAGTTTATTCATGAACGAGCAAATAATTTACTATAAACTAGGATTGGTGTCAAATGAAAATAGAAATTGATTTAAATGAAGCATCAACTTTGAGAGGGGCGGTTTGGCTAATTGGTAGCTTAATCGCCCTTTTTTTTATCGTGTTTTCTACGGAAGAACATGCAATGGCGGTTATGACAATAACTGGAATGGTAGCTGGTGGTTTAGGTGTGGGGGTGAGTGATGGTACGAAATAAAGAGCATTGCTTTTTAGGCATACATGAGGATTGCTGGCTGTTTTTGTTTATATTATTGCTGATAATGATGCTAACAGCATGTGGAACGGTATCATATCATAGCAAAGCAGCGGACGGATCGACAACTGATGCTTGGGGAATGAGAATAGGAACTGATGAGGTAATTAAAAGTTTTGATGCTACTACTACACCAGAATCAAGGTCTGTAACTATAGGCTCAATAGACTCGAATCAAAGCAAAGGTATGAAACAATTAAACTCTATTGTTGAATCAATAGTAGAGGGTGCAGTAAAAGGTGCAAAATGAAAAATGATAAACGTGGTTATGATAGCTATAATGAATCAGATGGAGCTGGTATATTTTTATGGATAACAGTATTTTTATGTGTTCTTTTTATATTTTTAATGAGTGTTTCAAATGCAGATACTATTAATCTTCAAAAAGGGGAAAAGGCTTCAATAGCTGGATATTATTATATATCGGGTTCAGGAAGATCACATATTTTGGTTCCAACATCATCAGTATCAATATCACAGATGTTACCGATTCCTACGGCAACCCCCACAGTTACACCAACGCCTACACCAACGCCTACACCAACGCCTACACCAACGCCTACACCGATTCCTGGGTTAACAATAAGCGCATTAACATCGTCATCAATTACACAAACAACAGCAAAAATATCATGGTCATTAAATCAATATGCTACAGGACAAGTAGAATATGGTTTAACTAATCAGTATGGAATATGGGGCGCAAAAGAAACCAGTTTTAATTATAGTGCTCATTTGCAGCAATTAACTGGATTGGTTGCTGAAAGCACATATCATTATCGAGCACATTCTATAAATCAGGCTGGTGTAGAGGCCATATCAGAAGATAAAACATTTATAACCTTGTCAATTCCTACGCCATCACCAGCACCTTCTGAATTAAATGTAAAAAATTATGGTGCTATTGGTAATGGAGTAGCTAACGATACAGCGGCAATTCAAGCAACTATCAACCAAGCAGGAGGAACTGGAAAAACTGTATTAATCCCTGATGGTACATATATGATTGATGCGTTAACTTCGTTAAATTTAAAAAGCAATATGACTTTTAAAATGACAAGCAACGCTATTCTTAAAGCTATAACAAATAATCAACAAGGATACAATATTGTAAAAGCATCTAATATAAACAATATAACTATTATTGGAGGCACAATACAAGGAGACCGTTCAACACATACCGGAATAGGTGGGGAATGGGGCATGTGTTTGAGCGTTTTGAGTTCCAGCAATGTCTATGTAGACACTGTTACTGCAAAGGATTGCTGGGGGGATGGGTTTTATATAGGTAATGCTGGGGGTACACAACCAACAAATGTCACATTCGATCATGTAGTAGCTGATAATAACCGCAGGGCAGGATTAGGACTCATTCATGGAAATGGTATAGTTATTAAAGATTCAGTTTTCAAAAATACTAACGGCACTTCACCGCAAGTTGGAATAGATGTTGAACCTGATGTAGATACATCAACTAATAATATTCAGATATTAAATAATGATTTTATAAATAATTATGTAGTTGCATTAGAATTATTTGGTGCGGCTGTAACAGCAGACAAACTAACTAATGTAACTATAAGCGGGAATAGAATATATGGTGGCGTGGGGGGTTATGGTATAGGAATAAATTATACGTCAAACCATACTATTACTAACAATACCGTAGGAACTAATTATGTTGGTTTATCTTATGGAGGCAGTTCTAATGGAAATAGTGTTACCAATAATAGAATTTGTGCTCCTACACCTGTTTATGGTGATAGCGGAGGAAATACCTATTCTGGCAACACACTAACTACTTCTAATTGCGTAATAAATCCTTAAAAAATTCATTACACCAAAGCCTAATATCTAATAGGGATTCAAACTCTCTATTGATTGTTCTTAACAATGGTTTTTCGTTAGAATAATCATAAATTGATATTTTCAGAGGCTTGTGATCAACGCACATTGCTTTCCAGGGGACGTACTCAGTAATACAATGAACTAAAACTTTAGGGATTTTTTGTTTACCATTCAATAAAAAACCAGTGGGCCACTGTCTAATTGCAGATTTTTCATTCTTTTCTTCTAACCATATTATTTCCATATCATAATCCTGTTGTAAATCCAGTCATTGCATAAGCAATTACAAATGCAACTACAAAAAAGCATACGAAAAGTAATAGTGTTTTCATGGCTAGTCTTTAAAGGTTAGTTTTTGATATAATTTGTAAGTCATTTCCACATCCTGTTTATTGTATAAACTTATTTCCTCATAGCGTTTATTAAGCCAATAGTCATGTACTTTTGATCCGTCTATATCGCCTTTACCGCCTATGCCCATTTGAGTACACAAATCATCTAAACCTTTTTTTCCTGAATACTGACTGCTGTTACCTGCCCAAGTAATCATAGTATCAAAAACTTTATCTGTTTCCCACGGGCGAACATCGACAGGTATATGAATAGATGGTTTAATATTATTCATTATGCACCTTTGCCACAAAAATCGTAAGTCCCAAAAAACATTATGCCCTATCCAGGTTGATATTGTAGTACGCTGACCGTATTTATCAGTTAAGTTGGAAATTTTATTTAAAAACGCACTTATTAACAGATATTCGTCTTCATATTGCGGCCTATAAACAACTTGTGTTTCTTCATCGTCTATCTTCCAAGAGAGAGAAATTATCTCGCCATATAACCCATCTAATGCCGTTTTACGATAAACCTTTTCAAATTCTGCTTCTTTATTTTCATCATACCATTTTGCTATTGTTTCAGGTTTTGAGTAGTTTGCAGGTGGCTTAATGCTATCGTAAATAGCGTTAATTACCTGCGTGTCTTGTGTTGGTATTGTTTCAATATCGAATACTATGCTAACCATTTTATTTTTCCTCGTTAAAATTTGAAGGATAATCCTGAACATCGTCATCAGGCATATTAGTAGCAGGATAAGAAAATTTAAGTTTCATGTCATCTTTAACTTGTTTCAGTAATATATGATATTGTCTTGGAATAGTTAGCCATAATGCACTTAATTCTTTCAATCCAAGTGAGTTTTTAATTGCATATTCGTATTCTTCTAGCAATGATGAATCGATTGTTTTTTGTACTTTATTTGATTTAACTTTATGAGTTTCAAAATCAGTATCAAAGTTTTCTCCCTTAACTGGTATGCAAAATACTTGCAAAGCCATATACTTATAAGCCGCCGACATTGCCTTATTTGTTGCTTTGTCGCTCATATCCATTGCTTCGCCAATTACTGCAATTGTATGTTTTGAACCATCTATCGCACTTACAAGATCGTATTCAACATCGAGGACAACATAAAAAATAGGATTTCCCTTTGCTGTAATACGCTCATTTACGTCTCTTTTAAGTACCCTTGGCAGGATACATAACTTATGTTCTGACAGGAGCTTGGACAGCGCGTTATACACATCATCAATGCCTCTGAACATATAGCTTGCGCCATAAGTTTCATTTTTTTTTGTTTTAGCGATCCCAACTTTAGCCAACTCGCCGGTTACTGCTGCTATAGACTCATATACTTGCATGATTTCACCTCGTTTAATTGATACATTATCCTATATATTTTGTGGTATCGTTTTGTTATATTTTTATTTTTCACTTAACCATGCCTCCATTTTCTCACGGCTTCCCCAACATTGACTGGGAGCTTCATTAACAAAATAGGCTAAAAATGCGGGAAGATTAGCCATGTTTTGTGAGTCAGCAGATTCAATACAATCTCGAATGGGATCATTACAGATTATATGAGTTAAAAATTCGCCTGGCTGTACTTTGTTGTCTGTATACCTTTTTATAGCATCAACCATCTCCGCAGAAATTTTATATTGTCTAAATTTATATTTCATTTTTTATCCTCGTTAGTTAGTGATGCTGGCATCGCACCAGCTTGGACGTTCTACAATCTTTTTAAGCCTGATTACCACGTCTAAGAGTAGTTTGGCTTGATAAAAATTATATAGATGGTATAATGATTGTCAATAAATATTTTAAAAAGGATATAAAAAAATGATAAGTGATGAAATAGCGAATAAAATAATTGAGCAATTAAGGGCTGTAAAAAAGAGTCGTCGACTAAAGTATGTTGCTAGGAAAACAGGTTTACATGGTCATACGCTGTATTTTCTGTGCTCAGGGCGTACTACCTACCCTCAAGAAGAAACATTAGAAAAATTAGCGGAGTTTTTTAAATTATGATCTCTCTAGGAATCGACCCGGGAAGTTCAACTGGCTTTGCTATAGCAGAAGACGGAAATCTAATAGTATTATGCACCGTCGATTTTTGGGATGCTATTTACAACATTGATAGTTATCCTGATGCAATTGTTGTTGTTGAACTTCCAGATACCCGGCACATTTGGCATACAAAGTCAGTTAGCAGAGCAGCTATTGGTAGCACAGGTATTCGTGTTGGTAGTTGTTTGCGGGAAGCAGAACTGATTATTAAGTATCTGCATAAAAAAAACCGTGATTATGTTATTCAAAAGCCGCTTGGCAAGATAAATGCCGATGAATTTAAATGTATAACCGGCTGGAAAGGAAAATCAAACCAGCATGAGCGTGACGCTGCTATGTTGGCATTATCAATCTGTAAGGGGTAAAAAATGAGCACTATTGATTCAAAAGAAATAATCACAACAATGCTGAAAAATGACGGGGTTTATCCTGGTGATCCGCAAGCATATACAATTTGGCAATACACAAATGATTATGGCAATACAACACATGCAGTTTATTGGACGTTATATAATGATATTTTATCATCACCTCATTGTAGAGATATTGTGTTGTTGTGGGATAGGGAGGGTTTAACTTATGCAGGTAAAGAATTTTTGAGAGGTGAAAATTGAGTAATGAAGACAATGAAAGAAATTGAAAAGCAAAAAATTACTGTCTATGAATTCGATGGACAGATTTTCATTAAGCAAGGAACCAGCGCATTTATCAGTCTTAACCCAAAATACGCGATTGAATTTTGTCATGCGATTTTAGATATTAAAGAGGAGATAGAAAGCGATGAAAACGATTGAAGAGCAATCAGAAATAGTAAACAGCAGATCATTTCCTACGAACTTGATGGGCAGAGATATTTTAAACGAGTTTATTGCAGAAATTTTAAAAGTCAAAGCGGGGGTTGGAAGTGGGAAAATTAAAAACATTGAAAAACAAAAACCCAGCACTAGCGGTCGCTAAATGCTTTCGAGGCGAGCTTACACTTATCCCGATAGACTACTTTTTAGATGATGGTGAAGTATTACACCCCTGTAGTCAACAAGACTTTGTTTATAAAAACGGCATTGTGATTGATGAAACGACTGGCTTGTGGCATGGTAAAGGGCTATGCGGTGAAGGGCTTGAATCACTGGAGGAAACAATGAAAAGTTTGCCGAATCAAACGATAGGTGCGTGGGTAAGTTACGCCGATGGCCTTGATGTGTATATCGATGATATAGAAGCTTTAATGGGTGATAACAAAGAGGAGATAGAGAATGTATCAAAGCCATGAGATAGCCAACATATTCCCAAAAATGTCAGGGGAAGAGTTAAAAGATTTAACCGCTGACATTAAAAAAAATGGCTTGCTTGAGCCGATAGTCTTATTTCAGGACAAAATACTGGACGGGAGAAATAGATATTCGGCATGTATAGCGGCAGATATTAAGGCTGAATTTGTCGAATATGATGGCGACGATCCTATCCAGTATGTATTGAGTTTAAATCTTTTTAGACGGCATTTGGACGCCGGTCAACGAGCTTTAGTAGCATCAAATATGGCTCAATTACCTGCATATAGACCTGTAGAAAATAAGTGCCTGAATTCAGGCACTTCTCAGGCTCAGGCCGCGTCATTGCTAAATGTAAGTCGTGATTCTGTTCAAAAAGCTAAAAAAGTTCAAGAAAATGCAATACCCGAAGTAGTAGAAAAGTTGAGAGATGGAGAAATAAGTTTAAACGCTGCCAGTAAAGTTTCAAAACTACCGGAAGCCGAACAAAAAACCATCGTAAAAAAAGGCAATGAGGCAATAAAAGAGGCGGCAGCAAAACCTAGTAAACCTGACATTAAAAAAGAAACTGTCAACATGCCGTCAAATGAAGAAACGCTGTTATTCGAGATAAAAGAACTTAGGCAAACAGAGGCAGAATTAAGAAAAAGAATCACAGAACTTGAAGAAAGAAACAAAGAACTTGAAGAAAGAAACAAAGAACTTGAATCAATTTTTTTAAGTAACGATCAGTTAACGGCGGCACTTAATGAAGCGCAATCTTGGCACAATAAATTTAACAATCAAATGCTGATTTTAAATGATATTCAGATCGACTTAAACGAACATAAAAAATCACACAATTACTGGAAAAAAGAGGCCGGGAAACTTAAATACGAACTTGATGCCATAAAGAGAAACAAGATATAATACTTTCGCGGCTTGGATAAGCTTAATTACCTTATCGACAAAACCTTCAGTAAGTTGCCGCATTCCTCACTGCACCAGACAAGAGGTTATATATGCAAGCATTTCCAGAACCACGTAAGTTTCAACACGAAGCGCACAAAAATTTACAAGTCTCAGCAAAAGAACACCGGCGGCAGGTTATCATGGCTCCAACTGGGGCCGGTAAAACTTATTTAGCTTTACGCATCATAAATGAAGCATTAAAGCGGGGAAAACGCGCTATCTTTATTTGTGACCGTATAACACTTATCGATCAAACCGGAACTGTAGCTTATAAGTACGGAATGCCAGAGTTTGGCGTTATTCAAGCTGACCATTATCTGACTAATCCCAAATTACCATTTCAGATAGCAAGTGCTCAGACTTTAGCTGCTAGGGGTTGGGGGCAGGAAGAGTATGACGTTATTGTTATTGATGAATGCCATACTCAGCACACTGTTTGGACTGAATATATAAAAACCTGTAACGCTTTTTGTATAGGCTTATCTGCAACACCTTTTGCTAAGGGTTTAGGGCTTCTTTTTTCGAACTTGATTAACGCGGCGACAATGCACGACCTTGTTGAGCAGGGCGTGCTAGTGCCAATGAAAGTTTTTTCATGCACGCGTATCGATATGAAGGGCGCAGCGACAATAGGCGGTGAATGGTCGGCTCATGCAGCAGAAGAGCGAGGTATGGATATAATTGGGAATGTGGTATTAGATTGGCAGAAATTCGGCAATAATGAGAAAACTATTATATTCGGCGCGACCATCAAACATTGTGAAGACATGGCGAGACAGTTTAATAACGCTAGTATTAACGCAGCCGTTTTTACCTCAGATACCAAGCCAGAAGACCGAAAAATTATACTGGATGAATTTAGAAAGCCGGACTCAAAAATCAGAGTTTTATTGTCGGTTGAAGCCCTAAGCAAAGGTTTTGATGTGCCGGACATTGGCTGTATAGCTGATTGCAGACCGCTTAGAAAAAGTCTATCAACTGCGATACAAATGTGGGGCCGTGGGTTAAGATCGCATCCCGGCAAAACTGAGTGCAGACTATTGGATTTTTCTGGAAATATAATCCGGTTTCAAGAGGATTTTACCGAGATTTATTTCAATGGACTAAGCGCATTGGATAGCGGAGAAAAACTGGATAAGTCAATACGCAAAGATAGCGATGAAAAAGAAAAGTCGTGTTGCCCCAAGTGTGGAAATACGCCATTCTTTAAAAGGTGTATGAGTTGTGGCTATGAAAAAAGAGCAATGTCAACTATCGAACACTTGCCAGGGGAAATGAAAGAAATAGAATTATGTAAGAAATACAAAGCAGAAAATACCCGCGACCTTTATAACCAGATAGCGTCTTATATTAGGAAGGGGCGAACCAGAGAAGAAAAAAAAGCAGGTTACACTGCGATAACATATAAAAATATAACTGGCGAATGGCCTAATTATAACTATCATTTAGCACCAACGGTCAGCGTATCAAAGGCGGTTTCTGGAAAAATCAAAGCGTCTCATATCGCATGGTCAAAAGGTAAAAATAAAGAGGCAACACAATGAAAGCACACGAAATAGATAATTTTGACGAACTTTTAGACGATGCAGAAAGCCAAGCATCAAGTAATTGGGAAATGGATTTTGTAAATGATATGCGCGATAGATACGATCAGTACAATGATGAGATGTTTGTCAGCGAGGCGCAGCTGGAAAAACTTGAGAAGATAGCGGGATGGTAAGAGATATAACTCAGCAAACCAAAGGACGGGCGCGTTCAATTCTCATTGCGCTCGGCTTCCCTGAGTCTTCATTATCCGGAAAACATGGTGCCTGTATAGCCCTTTGCAAAGGAGGGAAAGATAGAGCTAGATGGTGGCCTGAAAAAGAGTGGTATTACTGTTCTCAATGTGGCACACATGATTTATTCGATTTAGCCATGGATAAGCTAAACATGAACTTTAAAGAAGTGGCAGATGAAATAAGAAAAATAATTGGAGGATGTAAAGTGGAAGAAATAAAACAGCCAGACATAAAGAAAAATGAAGACAGATTAAAGAAAATTCATTCAGGACTTAAAAAAATTACAGAAGGAGACCCGGTAAATTTGTATCTCAAAAGCAGAGGCATAACGATAATACCCAAAGAGTTTTTCTATCATCCAGGCATTGATTATTGGAACGATGGCGCGAGCTTAGGAAAATACCCCGCAATGGTTTGCCGGATGCAGGATATAAACGGGAAAACTATTACTTACAAGATTATATATCTTAATGAGGATGGCTCAAAAATCGCGCATACGCCACAAAAAAAGGATATGCCACCAATTCTACCTATGATTGGTGGTTCTTACCGTATAGGCGAAATTTCAGAAGATATTTTAGCTGTTTGTGAGGGGATTGAGAGTGGATTGATGTTTTACGAAAAAGAGGGCTATCCGGTTTGGTGTGCGGGTAATGCCCAAGCTATGAAAACAATTGAGTTGCCGGATAATATAAAATGTGTTTATATCCTGGCTGACAGTGATACTAATTTTGTAGGGCAGGCAGCAGCATATGAACTGGCGAGGAAATTACGGGCAAAGGATATTCAAGTTAGAGTGGTTAATATCATTAATTTGCAAAGTAAAGTTGATGATAGCCAGGCTAAATTCATTGATTATTATGATTCAGGATGTGATATGGATATTTTAGATTATTATAATAGGGAAAAAAAATGATAGAAAAAGATAAAGTAAAATGCAATGATTGCGGATGGATTGGGATGTATTATGACTTGCTTAAAGCTCCTAATCCTTTCAATACAGATGATATTTTGATTGGGTGTCCAAACTGCACAGGTGTGGACTGTATAATGAATTTATGTGATGACCCAGGATGTAAAGAAATTGCTACATGCGGAACCCCAACTGAAAGTGGATATAGAAGAGTTTGTGGAAAACATTGGTGTAAAATTAAAAAAATAGTTGCCAAGGTTTAAATTTTTGGTATTCTATAGTCTCAGGTTCGGAAGTCATGCCCCGAATCGCGATAACACAATCTAAATTATCTTGTACAAACTTGGGTTGGTATATCGGAGATAATTTGGACGCTATCGCACGAATCAAAGCGAAGGCTCTATTATCTTAAATGGTATTAGGGCCTTTTTTTTGGCCTAAAAAGTTGTCAAGAAAGGCTAAAACTTCACTTCAATTAACGAATCTGCGGAACCGTGTTGCTCACGGGGAAATGTGGAAATGGCAATAAAAAGACTGTGCAAGACAACGCCAGCGCCTAAGCCCTGCGGAAAATGCAAGCCTTAAATGGTAAAATTGAAACTTGAAAAGAGAGCAGCCTCGGAAACGTCAAGGCGACACTGTCCGTTTCCTAACCCGCGCGATAAACGCTAGCAATCAGGTAAGAACCTGAATTCATATTTTCCACCGGAAGTATGAGGCGCGGTATAAATGAAAAATAACAACTACTATCGCTAAAAAATAATATTATTGAGTTCACGCTCTCTGATCTTGCTTTGCTTGACGAAATGTAGGTTGATGAAATTTCCCTTAGCAGGTTTAGAATTATGAATATTGAACCATATACAAAAGCTTACAAAGCTTATGAAGCTGGAAAAAAAGCAGCTAAAGAAAATAAATACAATAACCCATTTAATACAGCATCTACGCAGTGTTTAAAAGGATGGTATGACAAAGGGTTTTATGAGGAGCAATCCAAATCTGCAAAGGGAAAATAAGTAACCTAAAAATCATAAGTATATGGCATGTCGGCGTGGATGGACACGCACAAACCAGACGGGAAAGAGTTGTCAACTTTTTTAAAAAGAAGATAGCCGGGAATAGCTTCCGCAGCAGGTATCAAGTCCTGCACATGCCATATACTTATTCCTTTTTAAAAAATAAAAGTTGCCAATTGATAAAAAAGTGTTAAACTATATACAACTTCAAAAAGAAGTGACGCTAAGACCTCAGCGATTAGAGGGCATACCGAGGATAATAAAATGAACGCACAATTAAATTCCGAAATAAAACAAGAAACCATCACTTATATTGCCAACCCGGACGACAGCAGATGTTCATGGTGGTCGATGGTTCTTCCAGAAAATATTAGCCTGGATGATGATAGAATACCCGCACCTTATCTAAAAAAAGGGGCAGACTTAGAGCTTGAATTTGGCGATATGCTTATAGATTCAGAATCAAAGCATCACAGAAAGAATAGAGGCTATTATGTTAGGCTTGGCGTAGCACTTGATGATAAAGTGAATTGGATTTTTCCAACATTAGGAAGAAAAACATACATTAAAACTCACGGAGGAAAGGATTTAATGAACGGGAGTGGAGATGTTGCAGGTGTGGTTAGAATGGCAATTTGGCTTCGCCGGCAGCCAGATTTAAAGGCAGCTTTTGAAGAATTATTAAACGAGAAATAAAAAATGAGACAATTTATATTTATTTTTGAAGATGGAACAATTCGTCATGGATCGATGGATGAAATACCTGAAGATGATCTGCAAAATTGCAGAGATGGGTTGTTGGAAATTATTGATATTACCGATTCAACAGCGCCTATTGACTTATACGATAACGAATTTATTGAGCAGATATGAAAATAATAACGAATAGAAAGCTTAGAAACTCAGCAAACGGGCAAGAATGTATGATTCGACTGCCGGGGATATGCAATTTTGATAACTCTACAACAGTTTTGGCACACCTTAACGGCGGCGGCATGGGAATGAAAAAAAGTGACTTGTTTGGTGCGTTTGCGTGTAGTTCATGTCATGCTAAGGTTGATTCAAGTAAAGAGTATGAATTAGATCACAGACAAGGCGTAGAAAGAACCCAGAAATTTTGGTTGGATAACGGTTACATTGAAATTAAATAGGAAAATTTATGTGCGAAAAATTAGAAAGGATTGAAGAAATTAAGGAACAAATATTGAAATTGCAAACTGAATTGAAATCATTAAAAGATAAAATTGCTATAAAAAATTGTGGTTTTTCTGTAGGTGATTTAGTTAAAATTAACGGTCATGTCGATTCTTCTGATGAAAAATATTTGATTACACAAATACACGCAAGTAAGCGTTCATCTAATCCAGTAATCTATGCAAGAAAACTTCTAAAATCTGGAAAGTACGGCATTGAGAAAGACGTTTGGCAATTAGCTGTATATGGAGCTGAAAAATGTGTGTAATGACAGTTTTAACAAGATTAGGAAGGGATGCAGAACTTAAGTATTTGCCGTCAGGCGCAGCAGTTTTAAACCTTGCAGCGGCTTATAACTATGGACAGAAACAACAGGATGGTAGTCGTAAAACGCAATGGCTGGATTGCGTTATGTTTGGTAAGCAGGCTGAATCACTAGCTCAATACCTTGTAAGGGGAACTCAAGTATTGCTAACACTTGAAGATGTAGCAATACAGACTTATGAAAGCCAAGGCCAAACAAAATCAAAGCTAACCGGGAGAGTGTTGAAGGTTGACTTTGTTGGTGGTGGACAAAAACAGGAAGTAAAACAGCAGGTAAAAGATTATAAACCAGATATTTCCCCTACCATTCCGTTTTAATATGAAAATTAAAATAATTGTTCCAGTTTCTGGCGGAAAAGATAGCCAAGCATGCTTAAAATTGGCTTTAGAATCTTATGAAAAAGAAGAAGTTTTAGGACTTTTTTGTGATACAAAATTTGAACATCCAATAACATATAACCATATTGATAAAATGAGGGAAATGTATGGAGTTAAAATTGATACTATTACAGCAGGTTCTGTTCCTGAAAATTGCTTAAAATATGGAAGATTCCCTGGCGGAGGGAAAAGACATTGCACCGGCGATTTAAAAATAATTCCAAGCAAGAAATATTATATCGAATTTGCTAAGGATCAAGGCGGCTTTCAGGTTTGGTATGGGATGAGAGGCGGGGAAAGTAATGAGCGTGCTATTCGTTACGCAGATAAAATAAACAATGAAGTATATCCACCAAATGAGGTTTTAAAAAAATATCCCAAGTATCTTTATACTAAGCTAGGGGTTACGTTTAGGCTTCCAATTTTGGATTGGACTTTATTAGAAGTTTATTCATTTCTTAACGGAGAAGAAAATACACTTTATTCTCAAGGCTTTGATAGAGTTGGATGCTTTCCTTGTTTAGCTAGCTAGCGGAGACAGGTGCAAGGAAAAAGCTTTTAATCATGATGATTTTGGAAGGGAACAAAGAGTAATTGTGTCAGAAATAGAAAATAAAATAGGGCGTTCTATTTTTACAAGTAAAGGTGGTCTTATTAGAAACAATAAAGATCAAAGTGATATTTTCTCAGGGTGTGCGATTTGTCAAATATAATAGCCAGAGTTCCTGACTCAGAAGAAATTACATTTTAATAATGATTATCCTGCAAAAAACCGCACATGGATTCGTACCGACAGATCAAAAGTCAGCCGAGAAGTTAGCAAAATACAAGGTTGGTGACAGCTTTACTTGTACGATAAAGCGGGTAAGAAACATAAAGTTTTTACGTAAGTATTTTGCACTTATCAATCATGCTTACGAATGCTGGGAACCTGAAACAAAGCAGTATAAAGGTAAGGAGGTAAAGAAAAATAAAGAACGATTTAGAAAAGATATTCAAATCCTTGCCGGGTATTATGAAGCAACTGTAAACTTGAAAGGAGATGTAAGACTTGAATCAAAAAGCATAGCATTTGAATCAATGAAAGAAGAAGATTTTGAAAAGCTGTATCAATCTGTAATCACGGTAATTATGGAAAAGGTACTAACGAACTATACAAGGGATGATATAGATAGGGTAGTCGATGAATTATTAAAATTTACATAAACGAGGATAAAAAATGAAAAAAATAACAGAATTAACAGAAGAACAAAAAGCCATGATGAAGTCTTGGGTTGAAAAGTGGATAAAGATAGGGCTATCTTGCGAAGAAGCGGACTGGGAATTGTCTGAAAAAAGCATACGTGAATGTTATTTTTTTGCAGGTTTAGATCAACCAAAATCGTATATTAGAGTTAAATCACCTTACATTTTATCTTTAGCTGCACCAATAGCAAATTTTATTATTAGTAACTCAGTTACTAGAGCAGTTGATAGCTCAGTTTATAGAGCAGTTGATAGAGCAGTTACTAGCTCAGTTGATAGCGCAGTTGGTAGCGAAGTTTATAGAGCAGTTGGTAGCGAAGTTGGTAGCGCAATTGATAGCGCAGTTGATAGCTTAGTTGATAGCTTAGTTTTTAGAGCAGTTGATAGAGCAGTTTATAGAGCAGTTGGTAGCGAAGTTTATAGAGCAGTTTATAGAGCAGTTGGTAGCGAAGTTGGTAGCGCAATTGATAGCGCAGTTGATAGCTTAGTTGATAGCTTAGTTTTTAGAGCAGTTGATAGAGCAGTTTATAGAGCAGTTGGTAGCGAAGTTGGTAGCGCAGTTGATAGCTCAGTTGGTAGCTTAGTTGACATGAAAAAATATATTATAAATAATTATTCCAATTATTTTGGTGGGCAATTTTGGGTTTCATGGCAAGCATACGAATCATTTTTTAATGAAATATGTGGCCTTAAACTTGAAGGGGATTTATCTGAAAGAGCAAAAAGTTATAGAAATGCACAAATGTCTAGCGGATGGTGGTTTCCTGCAAAAGATTTTGTAATGGTTTGCGATAGACCAGAACATATATATATTGAAAATGGACAATTACATTCATCAACTAGACTGGCTATACAATGGCGAGATGGATGGGGTATTGCAATGTGGAAAGGTATAAGAATACCAAACGAATGGATAGTAGATAGAAAACCAACCGCTAAAGAGCTTTTAGAATGGGAAAATATAGAGCAAAGGCGTTGTGGTTTTGAGTTGATAGGTTGGGATAAGTTACTATATGAATTGGATGCTAAAACGATAGATAAAAATAGTAATGAAGAAATAGGCGAGTTGATAGAGATTAATTTGCCTAATAGCGGTAAAGAGAGATTTTTGAAAGTAAGGTGTGGTACTGGTCGTTTTTTTGTGTTACCTGTAGAACCTTCTTGTAAAACGGCTTTAGATGCTCAAGCTTGGAGTTATGGTTTTAATAAAAATGAATTTAACATACCAGAGATTAGAACATGAGAACGTTTGAAAAATTTGCTGCACAAGGCGATCTGTTTATTTTAAAAGTAGATTTAATCCCAAATGGATTTTGTAAAAAACAAAGTGATAATGGAAACCATATTGTGGCCCACAGTGAAACTCAGCATCATCATGTAATAGAAGATGATGATGTTGACTATTATGTAAATTCTAAGGATATGATGAAAGCCTATATTGAGGTAAAAAATATTATAGGTGCACAGCTTAAACATTTGCGTGATTTTGACACGCACGAAACAATATTAATCCCTCCAGGAATTTATGAACTCAGGCGGCAAAGAGAATATACACCACAAGGTTGGCGCAGGGTGGAGGATTAAAAATGTTAAACAGAATGTCAGGCGTAGGATGGAATACCATAAGTGAATTAATATGGCTGGATAATATCGGAAGCTATATTGAAAAAGGTAGATTTAAGTTTACTAAGCGAGAGATTTTGGAAGGCTATTTAAAGTCATGCAAAAAACGGGTAAATTGGGGATCAATTGATAAAAACAAGTGTATAACTCATGCCAATAAATTACTTTTTGCTTGTAAATAATTGAGATAAAAAGTATAATACACATTAGGTGAAATATCCGTGAAACCAGTGAAAAGCTTTAGAAAATATATTATGAAATCGTATTTTTTACATAAAATAGAGAGGATAGAAATGTTATTATCAGATTTACTTGCAGTAAATACATCACTTGCAGGGCAATTATCAAAGGTTGAAACTGAAATTGTTGCGAAGCTTGCAGAATTGCAACAAGCCATTACTGACTTGCAGACTCAACTTGCCGATGCACCTTTGACAGAAGCCCAAGCAGCAAGCGTTCAGGCTGTCGTTGATGGGGTTAACGCGCTGGACAATATTGTTCCAGACGCATAAGAGTTTTGTTAGCGCCCTATTGTGCCAGAGATAGCATCATGCTTATGGGTTGACAGGTAAAGAAGCAGCACTAGAATGTCAGTCCGTTAACAAATTTAGAGGAAAAGTATGAAATTAAAACTAATTGCAGCAAAGGTAAAAGAACTTAAAGAACTGTCGAAAAAGCTTGATGATAGCTTTAAGGATGACGATATTAAACCAGAACAGAAAAACAACATTAAAGATGTTGTCGATGCCATAAACTCTCTTGAATCATTACAGTCATGAAAAAATTATTATTTACAGGCTTGTTGTTAATATCAGGCATGGTTAATGCCAATGATGCAGTGTATCAATGCACAGTTAATAACGTGGATACTGCACATATTGTGATTGTTGCTGACCCGTGGGGATTTTCAACGCGATGGGGTTTTTTGGCTGTTGATCCGGTATCAAAATACTATGGATACGGTTCAGGCCAGTGGGATGCAACAGGTAAAAACTTAACTGGACAAACAATGTCAGGAACACAATTTGCGTTTGGCATAGCGCAGGACAATACACTGCATGGTAGCATGGATTTGGTGCAGAAAGGCGTAATGAAGCACTTGAATATGGTGTGTTATTGGATATAGATATGGCATTAACAAAGGAGTTTAAAGCAGCATTGCTTCAAGGACGAGCAAAGTTTTATCCAGACAAAGATGTTCCCGGCGGGGCGATAGCACCGTTTGATGGTATTGCTTTTATGGCTGATGTGGATAAAAAAGAGATGACTATTACCTTCCTGCAAGGGAAATTACCTATATCAATTCAAGTGATGCCATCATTAAACAGTTTTATGAAGGGAAGCGGTATCATGTCAGGAGAGATAAAATTTAAAGTGAAAGATGATGAGTGATAGACTTGTCGAAATGTATAAGAGGTTTAAGATGCCATCGAAAAGTAAAAAACAGCACGATACCATGCAGGCCGCAGCACATAGCGAAAAGTTTGCCAAAAAAGTAGGAATTCCACAGGATGTGGCTCAGGAATTCGTAGATGCCGATAAAAAAGCAGGAAAGTATAAGGCAAAGAAAAAATAAATTATGTTTAGTGATAAAGAAGAATTGTTGATCAACAAGATTGAAAGCATTTGCGCTGCATCAGGCTATGTGAAAGCAGAACCTATGCAGGAAATAAATGAATCTGTTTTAAATGATGCTGTAAACCTGGTAAGGGAAGTCCGCAAGCAAAACAAAAAAGTGTGGAAGCTGCAAAAGCGCGATGAGAAAGGACGTTTTTTGACGTATGAAGGCGCAAAACAAAGGCTTTATACAATTGATGATGTTCATAAGTACGTTTCTAAGGCGAAAAATGAAATGTACACACGCACTCAATTAAAAGAGGCCGTAGATCAAGCGTGTGAAAGTTTAAATCAAGAAAAGATAGCGCTTAGTATTACTATAGAAAATAAGGAAAAAGAAATACAAGGGATGAAAGATGGTTTATTTTCAGGCATATATAACCAGCAGCAATTAGACGAAATCAGAGAAATAGACAGAATCAATGTAATAAATGAATATTTAGACTCTCCTAATTTTAAAGGCAAATATACAGAAGAAGAACTAAGTGAAGCTATTGAGGAAGCGGTAGAAATAGCACTTGCCGGAATTGGGGATAAACAACATGATTGTGTAGAGGCTATAAGCGAAGCCTTCCTTGCCGGGATGAATGGACGAGGTAATAGCTTGTTGTTGCCAAGCAAAAAGCTGGAACTGTATCTGCATAGCAAAGGGCTAAAATGAGCGATAAAGAAGACATGCAACTTTTAGTCGATATGAAATTCAAAGCACTGGAAGACTTCATAGCAACAGAAGTCAGCGATGGTAAGTGTATCGCTCAGGCACTAGAGGCTCTTAGAGAGTCATATCGGTGGGTATGCAAGGCGATAAAAAAATGAGGCTATTAGCTGAATGTATATATGACTGGCTGCATGGATTCAGTATAAAGACAGGTGCAGAGGACTACATAGTAGAGCAAGGACGGCGTGAGAATTTCAAGTTTCCGTTTGGAAGTCAGAGACGTGGGTAAATGGCATACAGTATTGAAGAGTGGAATGTCGTTAAAGCTTATTATGAGTGTGGCTTGACATTGGCTGAAATAGTCGATAGAAAAGAAGTCAGAATAAAAGCTAAATCTCAAATAAGCAGGAAGGCAGCTAGAGAAGGATGGAAAAAAGGAACAGAAAAGCAACAGCTTGTAAATATTGAAGTTCAGACAAAACAAAGCTTCAAGGACATAAAGGAACAAAAAGCAAAATTAAGTGTTGAAGAGAGGGATGTTATTAACGAATTAGTTAATGAAAAGCTGGCGGGACTAGACTTTTATCAGACTACAGCGCGTGAAGTTGTTAAGGCGGGAGTTGAAGAATATAAAAAGGAGCCAACCGCATATATGATGAAACCAGTCATCGATGGCCTTAAAGGAGCCATGCAAGTAGAAGGATTGCAGCCGTTTTTCCAAAATGCGCCGAGTACCAACATACAGAATAACGTGGGTGTTAGCGTAAGCCTTGAAGAGCGCGAAAATAGACTGAAAGAGTTGTTCGGTGGACTTTGACACGATTTTAGCACGTTTTCGCACAATGACTGACGCAGAACAGCTAGAAGCATTGTATCTGCTAGAGTTGAGAGAAAAAGAACTGTGCGAGAAAAGTCTGGTAGAGTTTGTAAAGCGTGCGTGGAAAATAGTGGAGCCTGGGGGGAAGTTGACTTGGAACTGGCATTTGGACGTAATTGCTGGTTATTTACAAGCGTTTCATGAAGGAAAGCTAAAGCACAAGCGGTTGATAATTAATATCCCTCCCGGCACAGCAAAATCATTAATGGTGTCCGTATTTTATCCTGCCTGGGTGTGGATAAGTAAACCAGAAGAAAGGATATTGGCTTTTAGCGCCGAGCAATCGTTAGCTATACGCGACAACCTGAAAATGAAACAGATAGTAACAAGCCAATGGTATCAGCGATACTGGCCTTTAGCACTCGATTCATCACAAAACGAAAAGACACATTTCACCAATACTAAAACTGGATTTAGGCAAGGTGTTGGTATATCGGCAGCGGTCACAGGCAAGCGTGGTACATTACTTTTAATCGATGATCCTAACGATGCAAAGCAAGCATTTTCAGACGTTATACGGCAGTCAGTCAACGATACTTACGATCAGTCTATAACAACACGTGTTAACGATCCGGTACATTCTGGTATTATATTAATCCAGCAAAGACTTCATGAGTCAGATTTAACAGGGCATTTGCTTAAGAAGTCAAAAACAGACTGGTGTCACTTAAAGATACCTATGCTTTACGAAGGCCAGTCTACATTTGATGCTGGTAGAGATATTGGAAGGAAGGATTTAGTTGATCCTAGGACTAAAAAAGGTGAGTTACTATTTCCGCAACGGTTTACGCTAAATTCTGTTGAGGCGCTGAAAGAAGACTTAGGTGAGTACGGTTTTGCAGGGCAGGGACAACAGAGGCCGTCACCACTAGGAGGTGGAATTATTAAAAAACATTGGTGGCGCGTGTGGCCTGATGATATTCCACTTCCTATATGCGATCACATTTTTATATCCTTCGACACAGCTTTTAGTGAGGCTGACAGTAAAAATGCGGCTTTTAGTGCGTGTACTCGATGGGGTATATTTTGGCATGAGCAGCGTGATAGATATTGCATACTTGCATTGGGCATGTGGTTTGCGCGTGTAGGCTATGATAAACTGAGAAGGATAGTTCAGGAAATGGATAAAAAGCATAAGCCGGATATTTTACTCATTGAGAAGAAAGCTACTGGTATAACGCTAGTGCAGGATATGAAACGTGCAGTGCCAGGTAGGGTTAAGTCCTATTCACCCGGTAAAGGCGAGGACAAAATTAGCCGCGCACACAGTGTTAGTCCTATGCTTGAATCAGGGCAGGTTTATATACCGAATAAAGAATGGGCGCTAGGAAATGGCAAAGACAAGTTAGGTCTGATAGACTATGTTGCCTCATTTCCAGCAGGTGCGCCACCAAGTGCTGACTTAACAGACACCGTTACAGCAGCTCTTATCTATCTACGCGCAGGGCATTGGTCTGGTGATCACGACGATGACAAAGAAGAACAATTTGACTCAAGGATGAAAAGCGAAGAAGATATAGAGGACATGCAGCCGCAAAGACGTGGTTACTATACATAATGCCGGGAGGCAATCATGGAAAACGAATATGAACTAGAGCAGGAACGACAACCTGCGGACATAGATGCAATTATTAAGTTTGTAACTGTTGGTGAGTCAAACGGCCTGAGTGCAGAGCAGGTACTTGATCCTATCGAGTTAGAGGCGTATCAAGAGTTTATCGAGAATGACAGAAAGGAAGTGTCAGAACATTACGATAACCTTGTGCCAGTTCTGGATAGAAGCGAGCTTAACATGCTTGCTCAGGACATTATCAACTGGGTGCAGTGGGATGAAGACACCAGGGACGATTGGTCACGGCGCGAGTCAGAAGGCATCAGGCTTTTAGGTGTATCAGATAGAAAGCTGAATAAAGCATTATTTGAAGGTGCAAGTGCTATTGTTCATCCACTTTTAGCCGAAGCCGTAGTAGATTTTCATTCCCGTATAATGCCTGAGATATGGCCACCAGAGGGCCCGGTAAAAACTCAAATATTGGGCGACAGCACACCTGAAAGACTGCAACAGGCTGATAGAGTGCAGCAGTACATGAATTTTCAGTACACGGAAGATATGCCAGGAGCGTTTTGTGAGGAAGACCAACTTCTTTTTAGACTTCCGCTATCGGGATCAGTTTTTAAAAAGATTTACTACGATCCGCTTTCAGACAAGCTTTGTTCAAGAATGATAGAACCTGCTGATTTTATCGTACCATTTTCAGCAACAGACCTGGAATCCGCACACAGATATACTCACAGATACCGTGAAATGCACAATACGGTACTCAAAAAGATAGCATCAGGCTATTACTCAAAACCACAAAAACTTTCAGAGCCAAACAATGAGCACTACGACTATCCGGTAGTTAAAGACGAGATTGATCATACGGAAGGAAGACAAGCGACAGGACTAGGTGAGGATCAGCGGCACACAATACTTGAAATGTATGTTGATTTAGAGTTAAAAGGCCAGGAAGATTTAGACGAAGCCGGACAACCTACAGGCGTAGCATTACCTTATATTGTGTGGGTAAATCGGGATGATCACGAAGTTATGCGGATTCAGCGTAACTGGAATCCAGAAGACGACAAGAAACAGCCTGAGATATGCTTTACGCATTATCGATTTATGCCTGGATTGGGCTTTTATGGATACGGATTACTACATTTAATAGGCGGGTTGTCAAAAAGTTCGACAGGCGCTCTTAACGCACTCATGGATTCAGCGGCATTTTACAATCTACAGGGTGGATTTAGAACCAGAGAGTCACGTATCAGGGGTGATTTACGCACACCAGCGCCAGGCGAGTGGGTAGAAGTCGATTCAAGTTCAGAAGAGTTAGCAAAGGCTTTCTTCCCGCTTCCCTACAAAGAGCCAAGCGAGACACTTTTTAAACTGTTAGGCTACCTGGATGAAAGAGGCCAGCGCTTTGTTGGCACTACAGATGTAATGCAAGGCGACACAGCAAGTGCTAATGCGCCGGTAGGCACTACACTAGCCTTGATTGAGCAGGGCAGCAAGAAGTTTGGCGCAATTCATAGACGGATTCATGTTGCGCACCGGCAGGAATTTAGGATATTGGCGCGTATGAATAGCCGCTACTTGCCAGAAAACGGCTATCCGTACTATACGAACAAAGGCGACAGGATGATAATGCCAGCTGACTTTGATCAGCGCATCGACATTATTCCAGTCAGCGATCCTGCGATTACATCCAGCACACAGCGTATTGTTCAAGCTCAAGCCATCATGGACTTGGCTGAAAAGCATCCAGATCAAATTAATATGACTGAGGCGTTAAGGTCTATGCTGGAAGCTATACGAATACCAAACATTGACGAGTTGATGAAGGTAGACGGAGCTATGGCGCAATTACAACAGCAAAGTTTGCAGCTAGACGTTGAAGTAAAACAAGCGCAAATAGCAAAGCTTCAAGCTGAAAAAGAAAAATTAGACGCAGAGAAGACAGAAAGTGCATTAAGAGGCATATTTAGTGCTATGCAATCGGCTGGAATGGTAGTTACTACGCCAAGCATAACGCCGGTAGCAGACAGTATTTATCTATCTGCTGGGGGCAAAGATGCAAACCAATTGCCGTTAGCTCAACAGCCAGCAATACAACAACAACTGCCTTCACCTGAACAAAACACCTCGCCAGGATTCCCGGCAACAGGAAATGAGCCTATGCCACAACAGCCTATGCCTGAACAGACTATGCCTATGTCACCAGAAGTCGGTAACAATGCAGGTATCGAGACGCAAACTATGACAGATAATGGCATGTTGCAATGAGGGCAAGAAATTGTGTTGCAGTTTGACACTTCTCGCTGATACATTCAGTAATGACGCGGCTTCTGGCGATAAGTGCCTGAATTCAGGCACTTATTTAAATAAAGTATTTGAATTGACACAAGAGAATGAATAGCTTATACAGCGATCCACTTATCCAGCATTTCAATAATGCGATAGTCCAGCGTATGAACGATTTAATTGATATTATTGCCAAAGGCGCATTGACTCATGAGCAGTATAAGCGTACTTGTGGTGAAGTAATAGGATTAAAAAGCGCATTGGAATTATTGAATGAATCGATAGAAACATACACAAATGATGATGACTCTTGATTTTTAACAATAAATGTGCATACAATATACACGTTATATTATAACATAACTTTAGGAAACTAATGAAATTTGAAGCAGAAGATGTACCGGCAGATAGTTTGCCGAAACCGGCAGGATGGCGACTATTAATAGCTCCTGTAAAAATCGAGGAAGTAACCAAAGGCGGTATCGCTTTAATAGCAGAAAGCGTTAAAAGCCAGGAATATTTCCGCAATATTGCCAAAGTTGTAGCGATGGGTTCTGAGTGCTATAAGCATCCAAAGTTTCAAGGTGGCATTTCCATTGAGCAACATGAGCCTGTGCCTTGGTGTAAGGTAGGCGATGTTATTCAATATAGCGCATACACCGGCGCTGATACCGTGATTAAATTCGACGGTAAAGAACATAAACTGAAAATTATAAATGATGATGAGGTAATAAGCACAATTACTGATTTATCCATTTTAAATTTCGTTTAGACGTAGCCAGTGCTACGAACATTAGCCGCTGGTCGAGAGATTTACCGGCATTAAACGGGGACTTTATATGTCAGAAGACTATAATGAATTTTTAGAAAGCGATACTCCGATACTGGAAGATGTTTCTGATCACGAAACGCCGGAAGACGATGAAGATAACACTTCACCTGTTCAGGAACCGAAAGAAGAAGAAAGAGAATCGAAAGAGTCATATAGCAAGCGCGTACAAAAGCGTATAGATTTACTTGCGTATGAACGTAATATAGAGCGTGATCGAGTAGCAAAACTTGAGGCCGAGATAGAAGAACTTAAGCGGCACAGGGAGAAAGAGGTTGTTGCTCAAACTGCACAGGAAATTGACGCACAGCGTAAAGAACTATTGCAGAAAAAGAAAGATGCTTTAGAAGTAGGTGACTATGATGCTGTTGTTGATTTAGATGAAAAATTAATTGATTTAAAAACGCAAAAACAACCAAGTTTTGATGAAAATGGTAAATATGGTAAGCCAGAAGTTCAGCAACAACCACAACCTATTATCCCAAAAGCTATGGCTGATTGGGAAGCAAAAAACCAATGGGTTTATGAGCAGTCTAATAAAGAAAAAGTTGATAAGGCTAATGCTTTATTAGAGGTATTAAGACTGGATGGTTATGAACTTGACGATCCAGATACGTATGCAGAACTTGATAGGCGACTGACAAAGCAGCGAATTATCCCGCCTCCAACGGGCGCACCAGATAGAGGGCAATTGTCAGGTGGCAGTAAAGATACTCAATTTACAGCAAAAGATAAGCAGCTTATGCGCGATTGGGGCCTTGATCCCGATAACGCTAAACACAGGGCTGAGTGGATTAAGAACCGGAGCAAAGCGTAATGGCTGGAATATCAAACGAAGAAAGACTGGCTAGAGCCACAAGAGAATCCCGTGAACAGGAATTGCGCGTAGCTGATGATGTACATGAGGACTATGCCACATGGGAAGATGATACGCTACTTAACACTAGCAACATACCGCCTAGAGATGGCTATGTGCAAAGGTGGGTTCGTACATCAGTAAAAGGTATTGAAGACCAAGCCAATGTTCAGAAAAAGTTTAATCGTGGCTGGCGGCCTAGGCCAATGTCTACTATCCCGAAAGGACAATATGTTATGCACGTAGACTTTAACGGCATGGATGTAGTAGGCGTACACGGTATGATACTGATGGAACGCCCCAAAGCACTGCACGAAAAGCAGCGAAAAATGATTCAACAAGACACTGATATGCAAATGAAATCAGTGAAACATGATATGTATAAAGTACACGAGCCAGGTTCTCGATTAACACGGCCTGAATTTGTAGAAGAAAACACAAAGACGAGTCGAGGGCGAATTGCGCCGGTAGACGATTAAATAAATTTATTATTGTCGTGAGACATTAAGGAGCCAATAATGGCAAATCCAAATCAGCCGTTCGGGTTAAAACCTGTTCGGCACAGCTCAGGGGGTGAGCTGCAAACAAATACTTACCCCATAGCGGTTGGTTATACGACAGCTATTTTTCGTGGTGATCTTGTAGAAATGGTAAATGACGGCACTATTGCTGCGTCTGCTGCTGCAAATGCTGACAACCTTGGTGTGTTTTGGGGTTGTGAGTATGACGATTCTACAGGCGCACATCATTTTTCACCTTTTTGGCCTGGAACGGCATCATGCACAAACATTAAAGGTGTTGTTTATGATGATCCTAATATCATATTTCAAATTCAATCGGATGCAACTGGCGCGGCTGCGGCTGATGTAGGGCAATTGGTTGATATTGAGTATGTAGCAGGTGATACCAAAACCGGCATCTCTAAAGTAAATGCAGATGTATCGGGAGGCACTGGTACAACAGATAAAACTTTGCGTATATTACGCATTGTTGATGATGGCGTTAATGTTGCCGGGGCATATTCTGTAGTTGAAGTGTTGATAGCCGAGCATGTTATGTCTCGTGTTGTCGCTGGCGTAGGGGGTATCTAGTCATGGCTATGAATAGAGCGCAGTTTGCAAAATTACT